GATACGATTGTACCACTGAAATCCTTAAGGAATGCACCTCAAAAGAAGAAGTGGCAGAACTTGGAATATATTACAGTGAATTATGGAATATAGTCGAAAGTGATGATTGGGCTAATCTGATAGCAGAAAATGGTGATGGTGGTGGTGTTAAAGGCAAGCCCAAATCGGAGCAGGCCAAAGCTAACATGAGAGGTAAAACTCGTTCAGAAGAAACCAAGGGTAAGATGTCTAAGCCCAAATCGGAGGAGGCCATAGCTAACATGAGAGGTAGAATAGTCTCAGCAGAAACCAAATCAAGAATATCCGCCGCTAACAAGGGCAAAACTCGTTCGGAAGAAACCAAATCAAGAATATCCGCTGCTAACAAGGGCAAAACTCCCTCAGAAGAGGCCAAAGCTAAAATGTCTACTGCTGCCAAAGGTAGAATCGTCTCAGAAGAAACCAAATTAAGAATATCCGCTGCTCAAATTGGTAAACCTAAATCAGAAGAGACGCGAGCCAAGATGCGTAAACCTAAATCACCTCGAAAGAAACCAGAGCTAAACTAAGAGGTAAACTCACTCAATGAGTAACCCAAGACCAAAATATCCGAGACTGTTCACCAACGGTAATATCCCTACTTTATCAAAACGGTAAATAGGTATGGAGAAACTTTTAATGAAGATCAATGAGCTAAATTCCCGCATTGTTGCAGTGTACGCCGGCCGTTTCCATCCGTTTCATCATGGACATGCTGAAGTGTTTCGTGAACTTGCTGGCAAGTTTGGTATCAACAATACTTACATCACTTCTAGTGGCAAAGTAGAGCCAGAAAAGAGTCCGTTTACTTTTGCTGAAAAGGCTGTTATGATGCAAGCCGCTGGCGTACCAAAAAAGAACATTGTAGAAGAAACAGTGCCATACGCACCTGTCAACTTGCCTTCTAAATTGAGTCTTGATCCAAACAAGGACATTATGGTCTTTGGCGTAGGCCAAAAGGACATGGCCGAAGATCCTCGCTTTGCATTTAAACCGCTAAAAGATGGAAGCCCAAGTTATTTCCAGCCATACACTGGCAAAAATTTACAGCCATTTAGCAATGCAAAAAATGCTGATGGTACTCGTGCCGGCCATGCTTACATATACCCTGTACGTGACGTACAGTTCAGCATAGCTGGTCAAACAATCAACAGTGCAAGTCAAATTAGAAACTTGTACAAAGCCGCCGTCGATGAAGGCCGTGTGGCAATTTTACACGAACTATACCCCAACGGTGGTGCATTAGTTGACAAGATCAAACGCATCTTTGATGCCAAGTTAGGATAAGCCGTGGCAAATTTAGATAATCGAGTCACCATCGAATTCAAAGCGTTTGCAGAAATGGGAACCACAGTCGAAAGTGGTCGAAAGAACGCTTCAAGTGCCCCACGTTCATCAACTTATAAGGAACCAGGTCAGCAACACATCTTAACTTGGCCAACAACTCCTAAAATTTCACAAAGCATTGAAGTAAATTACAGCACTTGGGAATTGCAACACACTAACTATCAGCCAAGTGCATTTGGTAATCGCTCAACACCTGTTGTTACTATTTCAGGTCCGTGGATTAGCCGCACAACCCAAGAAGCACAAGCTACACTAAATGCAATTCATTTGCTTCGCTCAGCGACAAGTATGTTTTACGGCCGCGAAGACAAAAATAAAGGAACACCTCCTCCAATTGGACGACTAAATGCTCACGGCTTATACAGCAACACACCGGTGGTTGTAAAGACATTTCAATACGACTATCCAAATGATGTTGATTATATTACTGTACCTATGTTCAATGGTCAGCAATCAGTGCCAGTACTGTTTGAAATGAGTGTTAGTTTGATTGTTCAAATCAATGCAGTAGAAGCAGTTAAGGAATACACCTTAGAAAATTTCTACACTGGCAAATTATTAGGAAACGGATACATTTAAAATGGCAACCACTGGAAAGAATCAATACGCCAATACGCCAATTACAGACTTTTATCTTGACCTGGCCAAGTTGCCAACAGCCGCAGACATTGTCAATGGCAAAACTACAGAAACAATTGTCGTGGGACCAAAGTACCAACACCGCCCAGACTTACTGAGCTATTCACTTTACGGCAATAGCAGTTATTGGTGGGTGATTGCGCTAATCAATCGTAATCAACTTCGTGACCCAATTAGAGATTTAAAAACTGGCATGGTACTTCGTGTATTGAGCAAAGCAGATATCGCTGGAGTAGTCTAATGGCAACAGAAAAACCAACATACAACGACAACATTGGCTTACCTGAAATTCATTATAACCCGTTACAAAATTATCGCAACGTAACTTACAACACCAGACTAACAATGATGCCTGCTGCTGAAGCAACAAAGTCTCGTCTTGACAGAAGTTATGATTACAAAAAGGGAACTGTAATTTGGGAAACAGGTGGCGCTGGCACAGTGTATCTCGAAGAACTAACAATGGAGTGTGTTGGTGCAGGCAATAAGACTGGCAACTATGTAACACAACTACCAATTAACTTTAAAGGCAAAGTAGTAGAGCCATTGGGCGGACGCTTTATTGAACAGCTAAGTCTTGCAGCAATGGACTTGGGTTATAAAAGCAATGACGGCGTTTATCTATTTGAAATTTCCTTTACAGGATTCAATACAGACTCTGACATGCCGGAAGTATGCAAGGGCTGGGAAGGCGAAGACTTGATCTATCGTTGGTATATTAGATTGAATCAACTTAACATGCAGCTTGATTACAAAGGCAGCACTTACGATTTTGAATTTGTTGTAGCAGCAGGTCAAGCACTAAACACAGATTACACTAACTTAGAAGAAGGCTTTAGAATGGTAGGCTCTCCAGAGACCATTGGAAGTTTTTGCAAAGAGTTGGCTGACGCACTTAACAAGCGTGAAAAAGAACACGTTGATGCGGGCATCCGTTGCATACCGCACAAGTACGTTATTACTGCACACAAGGACATTGCAAACTTAAAAGTAAAGAGTGGCTTTTGGTCACGTCAAACATTTAGCTGGCTAATTGGTCGCGGCGAAATGCAAGGCAAACCCGGCCAAAGTATTCAGACGTTTATCCTAGGTGCCATTGCCAACAGCGAAGACATGCTAAAGCACTTGCACCGCATCCCAGAAAAGAAAGACTACAACAGTCCCGACACTAAGCCTGGCAAGCTAGAGTACGTTCCTCGAAATGTTGTTGTAATTCCCGGCTCCAAAGATGTAGAAGAAAACAAGTCTTATGCATTTGATCCCAAGTTAGGAAGTTCTGCAAAAGAGATTCACTTCTTTGTTACAACAAAAGAAGATCCGCGAAACATTATTAGTCCGCAGGAATACAAGGATGCACAAGATCCTGCTGAGCGCAACAAACGTGTAGACAATTGGATTAAAAAAGGTTTGTTGAGAAAAGTCTATAAGTGGATCTACACCGGCGAAAACTCTGAAGTTATAAACACAAGTTTGAAGCTTGATTACATGTGGCGTAATGTTCGTCCACTATGGGTCAGTGCAGAAAGCGGCAAGCCAATTGCACCTGTTGGTACAGCGGCCACAGCCAAAGAAAAAACACCAGCAGCTGGCCCTAAATCTATCAAGTGTGATGATGCCAAGACTGTTGGAACAGAACAGCAACGTGTAGCAGCAACGTATGCCGAAGACGCAGAGTTTAATACTGCCACTGGCAAAATTGATCCTAAGCCAGGTTGGTATCCGCACATGCCACAATTTTATCATATGAATACTGGTGTTGCCCAACAAAGCCAGCAAGGTGCATTGGCCGCAGAAAATGCCAACGAATATAGTGTGTATCGACAAATTGGTGCTAACTTGTCAGGCAGCGGCGAAATGATTAAATTGGATCTTGAAGTCGTTGGCGACCCATATTGGCTAATGCAAATTCCCGGAACACCTGGTAACCCACCATGGGAAGAAGATGTATGGGAATATGAAAAAGAACAATTAACAGAAGACCAAATGGCAGAAAAGCGAAAGAAGACTGCAACACATACTTGGTTGCCGTTTATCTACTTTGAAGCTCAAATCCCTTCTGCAACAAATAACAATACAGCAGACACAATGCAACTACGTCAGTCTGATGCTATCAGTGGCGTTTATTACACTATGAGATTAACAAACAAGTTTGTCAAAGGCAAGTTTACATCTAATTTAGAATGTGCAAGAGAGACTTTATCAAATCCGTGGACAGGTAAAGCCCCGACTCAGGCAAGTGGATCATCAACTCCTGGTAGTGCAGCAGCAACAGGACCAAATAATGCCGGCGTTGACGCAATGGGCAATGTAACTGGATATTAATATGAAAGTAAATTCAAACGGCGGAAATACAAGTGGTGGAACAGGTGCAGCCGGCAGTAAGATGCACGGCGTCTTCATTGGCAAAGTTAAAGACAATATTGATCCTGAAGGTTTAGGACGACTTCGTGTTTGGATTCCACAACTAAGTGCAGCCACAGAAACAAATTCACAAAGCTGGTTTACTGTAAGATACTGCCCTCCTTTTGCTGGAGCAACAAATACCAAAGATGAGTCGCAGGCCACGGATGCAACAAAGTACGCACAAACAAATCAAAGTTATGGAATGTGGATGGTACCACCTGATAAAAACGTGCAAGTTATTTGCAGTTTTATCAATGGCGAATTACACCAAGGTATTTGGTGGGCATGCTTGCCGCACGATGGGCATACACATGCAATACCGGCAGTTGCGTCGGGCACAACTCACAACGGCGAAACTGCCCCATTGGCCGAACGCAACAGATTTAATACAGTAGATCCTGATTCTACACGTAGACCTTCTCATCCACTAAACAACGTCATTAGGCGCCAAGGTTTAGAAAAGGATCTGCGCCGCGGACACATCAATGGTGGCCCTTTTAGAAACAAAGAAAAGCACACTGGTTTAACTTACGGCATCTTGACACCTGGCCAGCATCAGTTTGTAATGGATGATGGTGAAGGTTTCAAAAACGGCCAAATCAGATTACGCACTGCCTCTGGTAATACTTTTATCATGGACAACGACGAAGGCTTTATCTATTTTATCAACGCAACAGGTAATGCGTGGATGCAGTTAGACAAAGAAGGCAACGTGGACGTATATGCTGCTGGCGACTACTCTGTAAACGCAGAAGGCAGTATCAACCTTCGTGCTGGCAACAACATCAACATGGATGCTGGCAACAACATCAATGCAGCCGCAGCAAACAATTTTGAATTAGAAGCGTGTGAAGTGTTTAACGTAACTGGTACAACCGGCATGAAGTTAAGCACGGGACAAAACATGAACATTCTTGCTGACAGTCAGTTTAAAATGACAGGTCAGCGTATTGATTTGAATGGTCCCGAAGCAGAACGTGCTGCATTGCCAAAGTCTAATAGCTTGGTATCAAATACCACAGTAGGTAAAAGTATTGCCGGCCGTGTGCCCGAAGCTGAACCCTACGGTGGCCACGCTAGTAAAGGTGGAGAACAGCCTACCGTAGTTCCAGGATCTGCACCAATTGACGATCCAACAATCAGCCCTGCCCCAGAAAGCTACGAAGACAAGCCAGCACCAGAAACAACGGATGCCATTGCTTGCGTACCAGACGTAACACAAAATAAGTTAAGCGACGAAGGCTTTGCAGTATTGTTAAGTCGCGAAGCATATCGCGGCATGATGTATTCAGACTTCCAAGGATACTCAAACGGTTACGGAACTCGTGTTGATATTTTTGGGCCAGATAATCCTGCAAGCAAAATTGATACAAATTTAAAACAAGCTCTGCTTGCAGGCCCAAGCGAAGCTGAAGCAAGACTAATCACACGACAAATCATTGACCGTCATGTAACCCCAGCTGTTGTTGGTACGTTATCAAAAGAAAAAGCCGGAGCTGGCAAAGAAGTGTGTATTACACAATCTCAAATTGACGCACTTATTATTGCAGCATACGGTAATCCAGGCGCAGCCAATAATATGGCACGTGAATTGGTTGCAAGTGGAGTCAGAAGTGCCGACGGCAAACCAACTAATGCAGATATTGCAAAAATATGGAGCAATAGCAGATATTCTAATAGCTCTAACCAAAAAAACAACGAAGCAGCGTATGCAATGACCGGGAAAATGAACGGAGATGCAAAATCTGCCGATCCGTTGAAACAAATGAAATCTGGTATTAAAGCAGACGAAGCAGCGGTTAAAAATAATAAAGCTCGCAATCCTGACACCCCTTGGGCAAGATCACTTGGCAACGGTCCAGTGACTGGCCGTAAAAGCGAAGCGGCTTATACAAAGCCAACAGCACAACAATCGGCCCAATGGGAGCGAAGTTATTATCTAAATACTGGTAATGTGCCGTTTGGTAGCAATCTAACGGTGGCCCAATTACGAGACAAGTACGGAGTGCCTCACATTGGAACCAATTATCCACCTGGTGCACCGTCTAAGGCTTAAGATATAACCCAGCTTAATAAAACTTGGTAAATAGGTGTATGCCAATTTACACATCAAAATTTCGCGGATACAGCTCAATTGGAACTAGTTTTTTAAGTCCAGTGCTTTACGATCTTGCCCTTGCAAAACAAGACTTATTAAATCATTTTAACACTCGCAAAGGCGAGCGTATTATGATGCCAGAATTTGGCAGCATAGTATGGGACATGCTTTTTGAGCCATTGGACAGTCGCACAATCAATTTAATTGACTCGGATGTGCGTTCGATTATTAAAAATGATCCACGTTGGTTACTGCAAAGTGTAGAAATTAGCGAAGGCCCCAATGCACTTAACATTGAAGTTACAGTGACATATTTGCCATCAAACGAAACAGTAGTATTACCATTGGTATACGATAAAGGAACGAATACATTATGAGCCAAACTAGACGCTTGGGACAATTAAATGCAGCCGAAGGCTGGCTAAACAATTATCGTTATCTGGTAAACGCAGACTTCAAAGCATATGACTTTGAAAGCCTAAGAACTGCTTTACTAAATTACATCCAATTAAATTATCCCGAAGACTTTAACGACTTTATCAGCTCAAGCGAATACGTTGCACTAGTTGACTTGATGTCTTTTATGGGACAAAACTTGGCATTCCGCAGTGACTTGAACTTGCGTGAAACATTTTTAGAAACAGCAGAAGTGCGCGGCAATGTATTAAGCATTGCTCGTCAACTTGGCTATAAGTCATTCCGTAACGGTGCAGCCACGGGCTTCTTAAAGATTACTTCTGTAACAACTACACAAGAATTATATGACAGCAAAGGTACAAACTTAGCCGGCAAAACTATTGTGTGGGCAGACCCGCTAAACTTAGACTTCAATGAACAGTTTTCTTTAATTCTAAATCAAGCACTAAACAAATCTAATCCAATTGGCCGTCCAGTAAGCTCAATTTCTACAAACGGTGTGTCTCGTCAATTATACGAACTTGACCAACCAGACACACGAACAATGGTAGAGTCATTTAGCCTAACAGCACGAAACAACAACAGCTATCCATGTGAGATCGTTCCTGTTACAATTGACACTGCCACAGAGCTTGCAACAGAAAACACACCAAATCCTTATGGACGCCAAACTGTACTGTTTAACAATGACGGCACTGGTTACGGTTCTACTACCAATGGCTGGTTTTTTATGTTCAAACAAGGTTCATTGAAGTTTGAAGATTTTGTATTAAACACACGAGTAGAAAATCGTGTTATTGATTTACAAGGCAGCAACATAAATGAAACAGACGTGTGGGTACAAAGTGTTGATTCAGACGGTAAAGTATTGTACGAATGGACTCCTGTTCCCAATACAAACAACAAGAACATTGTGTTCAACGCAGTGTCTAAAGACGTAAGAAAGGTATACGAAGTTATTACTCGAGAAAACGATTCTGTGTCATTAAAATTTGGCGATGACGTTTTTGCAGACATTCCCACAGGTAACATTCGTGTTTGGTATCGCGAAAGCGCAAATGAAACGCTGACAATTTCTGGCAATGATGTAGCAGGTTTAGAAATGTCAATTCGTTTTGTTGACAGTACATTTACAGAACAAGACTTAACAGTTACACTTGAGCTGACAACAGCAGCATCAAGCACTGCTGGAGAAACACTGGAGCAAATTAAGAATCGTGCAAGTCGTACCAGCGCAAGCCAGGACCGTATGATCACTGCCAGTGACTATAACATCTATCCTGAAGGCAAAGTGAGCGGAGTAGACAAGATCAAAGCAGTCAACAGAACACATGCTGGCCAAAGTGTTTATGCAGACTTGTCGGACCCAACAGGTACATACCGTTCAGTTATCACTTTTGCCGATGATGGCTTTGTATACGAAACTGAAGTAGTAACTGAAGATTCAAGAGACGCAGTCATTGGAGCCCAAGAGTTATTGTCATGGGTTGAAAACAGTTTATTAAACAGACAGTTGGCACAGCTATACTATAAAAAATATAGTCCAATTAAGCCAACAGTTGGTACAAATTTAAAGTGGGTAACAGTAAGCTCGGGCAACGCAACAACAACTGGCTATTTTTCAATAACTTCCAACAATAGCCCATTACGTGTTGGCCGTGGGAGTCCTGATTTAAAGTTTAGAACAATTGGTAAAAATACTCTGGTAAAAACTGCAAACGGAGTATGGACTCGTGTGCTAGACGTTTACCGCGAAGGTTTAGGTGTTAGTGATAACACTGGCGACAATACCGGCTTACGTGCCAATGGCCAAGGCTCGCTATTTGTTAATTCGATATTGCCAACTATTGCAATTGAATCGTGGTTCCCGGCATTGCGTACAATGTTTACGCCAACTGAACAACAAGAAATTCTCCGGGAGATTCGCGCAGGCCGTAGCTTTGGTTTAAAGTATGCCAACACTGCGACTCAGCAAAACCGTTGGAAAATTATTCCTGCCGACTCTGTTGAAACTGCGGGCAACTTTGTTGTGCCAACAGATGCAAATGAAAATTCAGGTGCGTCTTGGTTGGTTCGATTAGAGTATGACTCTACAACAAGCACATGGACATTATTCTCTAGAAATGATCAAACAGTGTTTGGCAGTGTAGATCAGTTGACGTTTCAAAATCAACGGTTTGGACAAACAGTCGACTCAGCAGCTAAACGAGCATTAAAAGACACAATTAAATTCCTAACACAAAATGGTTTGGAAAACGAACTAACATTGGATGTTGCCGACTACTTTAAGTTAGATGACGGACGATATGACTCGTCCAGAGTCATGCTATTGCTTCCGGGTCTAAGTGAAAACTTAGCACCAAATGATCCTGACGTAATCAGTAAACTGATTACCGGCAATTTACAACTTAAAAAAGTACAATTTGTCGATACCAAAGGTCAATACACATTAAAGCCGTCTGACACCACTGGCGTAGTCATGCCTGGGCGTAAAGATCTGCGCGTACAAAATACACACGTACCACTACGAGATAACCGCGTTGACGCAGCAACTACAAATATTGTTGACATGTATGTATTAACATCAAATTATAACAGTGCTTATCGCGCCTGGGTAAACTCTGGAGCCGACGCTACAACAAAGCCAGTGACATTGACATCATATGGTTTAGAAAAACTAATGAGCTCTATTATTCCGTATAAAAGCATCAGTGATAGCATTGTGTTTCATCCTGTGAATTACAAAGTTATATTTGGTAAGACAGCCGATATTAGAAATCAAGTCACTATCCGTATTACAAAGAGCGAAACAACAAGAATCAGTGACGCAGAAATTCGCAGTCGAGTTGTTGGTGCTATTAATCAATACTTCTCTGTTGACAACTGGGAATTTGGCGAAACATTTTATTTCACTGACATGGCATCTTGGATACATAAACAGTTAGGTGGAGTCATTAGTAGTATTGTGCTAGTGCCAAAGCAAAAACAGTTAACAAGCAATGACTTGTTTCAAATCCCATGTGAAGACGATGAGATTTTTATTAGCAGTGCAACGGTAAATGACGTTGAAGTAGTTTCAAATTAATAAGGCAAAGAGATGGCAAAAGATCCAAAAAAGTTAAATCCAATAGACCCATACAGTAAGACATACCCAGGCCAGGATTTAAACACAGGTGTTGCACCCAGCACCACTGACTTATTACCAGCAATTTTTAGGACAGAGCCAAACAAAAAGGTTTTAAGTGCAGTAGTCGAAGACTTGTTTCAGCCAAGTTCCATTGAAACATTAAACTATGCAGTTGGCCGTAATAACACAAAATTCACTGGCTTGGATTACTTGCCGCACCCTACGGCTCGTAGACAATTAGAAACTGGTTTAGTAGTATTTGACAATATTGGCAATGCAAATACGTTAACCGCAGACGATATTGCGTCGGCATGGAACTTAAATGACAGAACAAATGAAACTGTTGAAGCAATTAGCATCTTAGATCTACCAATTGATCCAGATAAGTTTTTAAATTGGGCAAACTATTACTGGGTTGATAGTCGTATGCCAGTGGTATTTTTAAATAGCGGCGATAATGCTTCGTTGAGCATTCAAAGCGACATCATTGGCAAAAAGTATTACACATCGCCTGTACAAGATAACGGCCGCAGCTTAGAGTTAAAAAACGGCATGCGAGTAGTATTCCAACAGCACCCAAATCATTCAGACATCACTGGTGATTTAGATTTAGACTTGTTTACCGACGGCACTGACCAGTTAAACTTAGAGTATGAGTTCGTTAACTACGACCGAGGTTTAATTGGAGTTTCAGTTGACGGTGTTATTTTAACACAAGGCGTTGAATACTACGTTGCTGGAAATAACATTTTTTGGATTACTCCTTTTGATGCATTAAAGCCAGTTCACGTTCACGTACCAGATTATTACATAACATTAGATACTGAAACCAGATTACGTACTTGGTTAGTGTATGGTGTAGGTTCCGAAGAAGGCATTCAATTACTTGGCCTGCACTCGCAATTTACAAATACAGTTTACAGTAAACTATCAAATGCTCGTTGGGATGCACCTGCGTTACCATGGGACCGTTCTGAATGGGACGGCACAATTCCAGGTATTAACCCCAAGCAATATATTTTACAAGAACCAGGTGCAAAAAACAAAAATGCACACAGCAGAACAAACTGCTGGTTCCACAAGTCTGCTATTCAAACAACAGTTGACTTCTTGGGTATTCAATTTAGCGACATTGCAGACAGCAACAGTCAAGCACTTCGACCAATTGTTGAATTTGAAAATACACTTGAGCTTTATAATCACGGCGTAAACTACAGAAACTGGACTACATTTTTGGTCGACGAAGCCAGCGTAAGCATTGACGACTTTGTTAACTTGCCATTGGTAGATAAAAATACCACTACGTTAAACGCACGATACATGTCATTATTGACCAAATTGAATCGTCCAGTTGACATTGCAGTACAAACAGAAATTCAAGGCAAGTTGAAATTTGCATTAAATGCTTCTTCAATTCCTACTGTGGAATTAAACAATATCTTGTCAAGCCTTGACAAGGACGCCACAGCTGGCCGTACTCCAAAATATGCAGTTTATAAAGTAAACGGTAACCGCATTGAGTGGATTAAAAACGCACCAACAAATACTAATTGGGTTATAACATATAGAATTTCTAAAGTGCTATTATCGGCATTGCGTATTCTATGGTTAACAAAAGACGCAAACGTTAACTCAATCTTAAACATTAGATCTGACGCAACAAAAACAGTAGGATATACTAAAGAAATTGCAAAAGATGGAGATGCTATTGTTGTTAATGTAACGTCATCAGATGACCCGCATTACCTTAAAGAGTATTACTGGAAAAACGGTGTTGCCACATTAGCAACATTCCGTAAGACTGCTATCCAACAACCGCTATTTGAATTGTATGCTCGTGACGGGATCAAGTTAAGTGATAAGACTGCTTTCAAGCCAACTGTTATCAACAGTAACATTATCAAAATCAAAGCTGGTACAAAGTTTGACGATGAGTCGGGTTATACCATTGACTTTTTACCAACACAGTTTACACAATTATCTGCAGATAATACAGCAGCGGATAGCGTGTACAATATTTTATTTGAACACACTCTTCAGAAGCCTGCAATTTACACTGATGCAAGTGGAACACAATCAACAGTACCAGGCCCTTATTCATTCCGAAGATATGCTGGAAAAGATGTTGTATCTGAGTTAAGCAATGGATACCGCCGTGCCTGGTTTAAATTAAAGAGTTGGGCAATTCGTTCGGCACCAGTGTCAGGTGATACCACTATTCAATTGGATAGTTCAATGTGGCCCACTTACAATTGGGCAGTTAAAATTGCCAATGGTGTAGGCACAGTATTACATGCCGATGACTTTGTAGAAGTGGTTGATAACGTGGGGGTGGGTGCCCGAGGCCATCATATCTCTTTCAAAGTGTATCACAACGGTTTACAAACAGTTGCTACAGTAAGCGGCAGCGGATTTGAATCATTTGATGTCGGCGTAGTTGATGGCACAGTTTCATTTATTGTACCTACCACAGCAGTTGACACACTAAAAGTTTCTATTGGCTTTATCTCTGTTACTGCCCGCTTAATTGAACTAAAAGATGATCCTCGATTTGTCAAAGTTGCGTTAAACGGAATGCCGGTTGACTACTCAATTGATTCAACGGCCTATACTATTTCATTAACAGGCACTGGCGCAGTTGAAATCAATCATCAAGGCGATCAAATTGAGTCTGATCATATTACTGCGATTCCGGGCATTGATTACAATCCTGAACAGTATGAAAACTTCGACGAGATCAGTGTAGCAAGACTAATCAATGGGCTGTCTAAAAATATTGCAGTTAACACTGCCAATGCTCGTGAATGGGTTGATAGTCCACGGTTCAAAACCTTAGACGGCATTTATATGGCTGACAACAGTGCAATGCGCTCGTCATGGGCTAACTTTGCGCTACAGCCAAATCTTCGTGACGTTGTTGTAGCACGTTCTATGTCAGCATGGAGATGGTACCGTAAGTTTATTTCTAAATTAGAAGAAAGCAATCGCTTGTACAGCATTGAGACTTACGGCGTTGCTAATACACTTGATCGCATCTTAGATGAATTATTACTTGGCGTAAACTACAGCTCTGTGGACGCAGTGTCTGGTATGGCATTTACACGTAGCGGAATGCGAAGCAATACTATCACTGCCCGAGGTAACGCTATATTTGAAATTGGATCAAGTGATTTATTTACAAAACCGTATGCCGCTGATCATGTTTATGTTTATGTAGATGGCACTTTACAATTAAAAGAAGTTGACTATACAATCAACGGTCAATGCATTGTATTTTTTACAACACCTACTGTTGGCAGCACAGTTGAAATTTACTTTGCTAGTGAAACAGAAATATACTCTGGTATTCCAGCAAGCCCTGCCAAACTTGGTCTTAGCGGAGTATTCGTACCGGCCATTGTTACAGAAACATGGGGAACAAACTCTAAGACATTTATTCAACGCCACGACGGTTCACGTATCACTGCATATGTAGATCCAGAATCTGGTTTAGCAGATACCAACAATGCATTTAATGCAGTTATATTAGAATTAGAACGCAGAACATACAATGCGTGTATCAATCGTGTCGGAGATGCAGACCGTCAGTCTGCATACAGAAATCACAGCAAAGACGAAATAACAGAATCACAATCTCGTTCACAATTAGAATGGTTCTCGATCAATGGTATTGACTACCGCGACCGCAGCGACTTTGATGCCGACGATTCATGGACATGGAACTATGGCAGCGCAAGCTGGAGAAAGTTATACTTAGATTCTTACGGCACTTATCGACTACACGAAGTTCCTTGGGAAGCATTGGGGTACGACAACAAGCCAACATGGTGGGATGCTCACTACTCATGGACTGACAGTGCCAAGCGTTCTGCACTTGAGCAAGCATTGTATTTTGGTATCTTAGGAGAGCCAACAGGAGCAGCGTTCACTGATCCCAACTTTGCACATCCGCGCACAGTCTATCCAGTTGACGCCACAGGCAAGTTGTTAAGCCCATTCGACGCAGGTATTGCTGCTCCTACTGTAGACCAAGCACAACAGCCATGGGAAATTGGTTCATTGGGCCCTGCTGAATTAGCATGGAGTCGCAGTGCAAGCGGCGCTTGGTCGAATGTATTACATTCGTTGGACAAGTATAGTTTAGCAAATAAATTCTTTGACTGTGCAATCAATCCGTTTGTAGTGACGGTGAAAAATAACAGCACTGCTCCCAAAGGAACAGGCAGTATTGCTCCAGATCAATTTTTGTACAATCGTACATTAATTGGCATTGGTGCAGTACTATTTGAAGGCTATCGCGAGTTTAACTTGCTTGGCGAAAGTCCGTTAAATGATTTATTAGCAATTAGCACCAAGCTAGAATTCAGCGTAGGCGGCTTTACCGACGGCAATATTTCATTGAAGATGCCGTACACCAAGTTCCAAGACAATGAATATGTTCCTAACGATGACTTTGGTTTAACATTAAGCACAGGTGTAGCACAAGAACAATTGCGCTATACATCAGTTAGAGTTGAAAAAGACAGTTCTGGTTTCCGTGTGTACGGTTTTGATCCAAAGCAACGATTCTTTAAAGTACTAACACCTACAGCTTCTGCATTGTCAACAAGCTATCCAACATCGCGTAGACAACTACAAACCAACTATGGAGCATTCGTTGAGTATCTGAGTTGGAACACTACTCCTGTGATTGTTCCGTATGGTTCCTATGTTGCAAACAAGCAAGACCTTATTACATTGTTAATGGGCTTAGGCGAGTACCAAAAGCAACAAGGCTTGGTATTAGACAGCATTAACTCTCGTGGTACTGTCACGGATTGGAAGCAAGCAGCAATTGACGCATTAACCTGGATTGAAGAACAATGGAGCAGCGAGCATTATTGCGTAGTTGGCGTTGCCACAACTGACGGATTAAAGTTCCAGCACACTATGGGCGCACTAAGCAGATTGGATGCTGCCCTGGAACGCACCGGTAAAGTGTTGTACGCCAATGGTCGTTCGGCTACAGCCAATGAGCTGCTAATTACTCGAGATTTTGAGCCTGGTGTTGATAAGATAACACCGTTGACAAGTGAGCAGTTGGTGTTTGTTAACTTTGAAACTCAGTTGTACGATCATGTATTCTTTATTAACAAGAAAACCAAGTTTGGTGACTTGGTAGTTGATTTACAAACTGACAATAGACTACACGACTTAACAATCTCTGGCCGCAGAACATACAGCTGGAATGGCCGCCCGCACGCTTGCGGAGTGATTCTACAGCAGTACACCACATTGCCAGGCTTTGACACGTTGGTCAATGATATTGTTGCAAGCCACATGCCTGAACGTGTTGCATTTGACACAGCCAAAACTGACATTGCCCGCGGCAACGTAGTGCCAGCTAAAAAGAGTGTAATTTCCGACATCATTCAAGACAGCTCAAGTTCGTATTTGTACCGTCAAGGTTTACAAAGTGCAGTTGGTACAAACTTGGCCATTGACGCGTTGTTTAGAAACAGAAATATTGACATCCCAGGCAGCTCGCAAGACGTTAGCGTAAACGAGCAGTGGATGTTTGATACCGGCGAGTTTGGGAACTTAACAAATAAGAAAACGTGGGAAATTGAACTACGAAAAGCGGACCTGACCAGCAATCGACAAATTGTACGATTCCGTGATGATGCATTTGGTGTAACAGATTTACAAAGCGACAATATCATTGACATAGTTGGTAAAGCTGATCCTCGTTGGGTATCACGTCCAAGCAACATCTTGTTTGGTACTATCAATAGAGATCAAATTGATCAAAATTACAGTAAAGCACACAACTGGTTACCAAGCGCTGGATTGGCCAGTGTTGATGATGCAGATATTGAAATCATGTATCTAAGCGAGCTTACATTTGACAAGCTACTTGGTGTAGATCGTACAAACACTGTTTTTGCTGCACAATCGTTTAGCAGATACAGCGATTACAATCCAGGTGATCATGCATGGAATCAAGCAAAGTTGTATCAAGCGAAGGTTCGCATTGTTGGTTCAAACGTTGCCGCATTTGACAGCACACAATGGACCGAAATTGACGTTGGATTGTTGCCTTCTATCTGGGTAAGTGATTACTTAGATACAACAGGATTCGGCTGGAACGTTTTACAAACATTTGCTCCTGCATACATTGAAGAAATCTGTCCAAACACAATTGAAACTGGCTTGAACGAAAGTAAAGCTTCATTTGCTAACCCACACAGATTGACTCAAGGTGATACATTCATCATTGGCGGCAGCAATGATGGCAATTACAATGGTGTGCATCGTGTTAAAGCAGTAGTTGACGACTATAACGTTCTAATTGAAGCACGTAGTACCAGTGACGAAGTTGTTTATAATGCAGTTGGATTTAAACTGAATTCTGTTAAGTTTAAAACAGATGCAGATTTTGCAAGTTCTCCTTTGACGTTTGTCAAAGGCATGAAAGCCTATATTGACTATGGCGACATCGAAGGTAGCTACAAGATTTACACGTTCACAGGCAACGGTCAAGTAAGCGAACATCAATACCAAGCTGAAAATTATAGTAACACCATGATCGACAGCAGTTCAATTTTTCAAATGCAGTTGTTTGACTTCCGCACCAATGAACTATTGGAAACACTTGAAGTATTTGATCCTTACAAAGGATTAACTATTGACGAAGTTGCACAATACATTGACTTTAAGCAATTACCAGATCCGGCAAACTACAACATTACCGAACTGGGTGTAATAGATGAGTACATTTCTAACCCATGGGGCGCTGAGCATGTTGGCAAATTATGGTGGAATCTTGACAAGATTCGTTACATCGAGTACGAACAATCTGGTGACATCCAATATCGTGCCAACCATTGGGGCGAACGCTTTGCTGACAGTGAAGTTGTTGTTTATGAATGGGTTGGCAGCACAGTACAACCCACCGTAGAGACTGAGCCAATGGCATACTTGGACACAAGTGGCAATAGTGCTGGACAAGTTAGATACAGTGAGATTGTTACTACTAACGCCACAAACGGCGCAACACAAACAACCTATTACTATTGGAAGCGAGCTCCGTCGGTAGTACCGCACAACAGCAGCAGAACGTACTCGGCAGCGGCAATTGAATCAGTGTTGAATAATCCAGACATCAATGGAGTTTCTTGGCTTGCTCCAATTGACACCAACGCATTTGTTATTTCTAACATATCTGGATTGTTTGGCAACAGAGACAAGTTAGTATTGCGCATTGAACAAAATGTTCGACCAGAACAAACACACACCAACAGTGTATTAGTAACTGAAAACGTTGACGTGATCAACGACTATCTATTCAACAGATTGTCAATGAGCATTGTTGGCCGCGACAACTTTAGAGAATCATATAAGCTAAATGAATACGTAATTGGTCAGCAATATAGCAAAGGCACTTACTTATACATTAAGTCAAATGGTACAACCGTGGCAACAAGCACATACGGCGATGATGATTATCCAATCTTGCAAAACTTAGACGATACTCGTTATGACATCAACTCTATTAGACGTTCTGTTGATTCTGCAGATCATAAAATTTATGTTGCAATCAAAGACTTTGTTGCAACAGGAATAGCCAGCGATTTGAATAACAGAAGCATTGTTAAGAGTGCAGCGTCGGCATTGATTCGCGATCCATATGAAAACTCAGACGAGTATTATGCAGTAGTCAATACAAGACGCGCAGTACCGGATCCTAGCCTGCATCCATTACGCCGCTATGGTAATATGTATGTTCCAAAGCCACAATCATGGTTTAAGAATATCATAAATGCAAGACGAACATTGATTGTTGCAGCAAACGATTACCTATTGAATATTGACACAGTAAGCAAGCCAAATTGGGATCGATACCTAACGGTGTATCAACCTCTAAATGGTTCTTATGAAAAGGATCTAACTCGATACTGGACGTATGCGGATTATGTTGCACCAGGATACAATGTTGGTAACGAATCTGTACAAATTCGATCAGATGAAATCAGCTCGCTTGACAGCACTGTAACAAGTTTTAGCGTAGTAGATAACTTTGGTAATGTAATTGAAGCATACGCCAAGTCTGGTAATGCACTAACCCTAAAGTATCGCAAAAACGGCACAATACAATTTTCAAACTCAGTTTGGGATGGCAGTTTAGGTGATGCGTGGGATTGTGCAAGATGGGACAGCGGGTCATGGGACGAAGATGCAAGCGAAGTAGTTGAAAGTATTTTGCGAGCACTTCGCAAGGATATCTTTGCAGGCACCAACATCGAGTACTTCAACAAGCTATTCTTTGCATTGGTAAAGGAAAGTTTGTCACAGATTCCAAATGCTGATTGGGTAGTAAAAACAACATATCTTGATGTATTCCAAACCAGCGAACGTGAGTTGGTAAAGGTAGGAACTTATTACAACAAAAAGGACAAGCTAATCAATGAGTACATCAATGAAGTTAAGCCATTCCACAGCAAGATCATTGAAGCAAACAAGCTAAACAATGCTCAACAAGATATTGCTGTCACGGTTGGCGAAGCTGTTACTATGACAGTTGAAACTCGTAAAACAATCATTGACGAAACTGGCCGCTCAATTGAAACCGAAGATGGTCGTCAATTGGCACTTGCACCAACAGTGGTTGTACAAGAACTAATTGAGCAATAAAGCGGGTTATTTTAAATACACTAAATATCAATATGAACATAACATCTTTGCCAGTTAAAATTACAACACACATTGTAATCAGTGATGCAGACTCTGGGGAAATCTTGCGAGAAGGATCAAACGCCATTCACCAAGAAAACATGAGCCAAGTGTTTGCCACTGCATTGTCGCACGGAACAAACAGCTTTATCAGCGAAATGCATTTTGGTAAAGGTGCAAGTGTAACTGCAATCAACGGCTCTATTTCTTATAGAACTCCTAATGTATTTGGTACAAATTCAGATTTGTACAATCCACTATATTTTAAGGTAGTTGACGGGCAGGACTTAAACAATCTTGATGCCAACAGCAACAGTGTAACAGTAACACACACCACCGGAACAACTTATAGCAACACTGTGGTCACAGCAACATTGGAATACAACGACCCTGTTGCCAGCAACAGTGTTTTTAACATTGTCAACAGCACCGAAAACAGTTTAAATGCCACCACAACAGTAGATGGCGAAATGGTTTTTGATGAAATTGCATTAAAAACAAAAGGCACAGCAGGTTTAAACTCTGGAAAGCTGTTAACGCATTTTATTTTCCACCCAGTTGAAAAAAGCTACAACCAACGTATACAGATTGTGTACACGCTAAAAGTTCAAGCTGGTTAAAGAGAATTTAAACTAAATATACAAAGGCATTAGCCAAAAGGACGAGAAAATGGCATACGAAGTAAACAAAGCAAACGGCGAAGTGTTAGTTAACCTAATTGACGGGGAAATTGACAACACCTCTACCAGTTTAAATTTATTGGGCAAGAACTATCTTGGTTACGGCGAATTGATTGCAGAAAACTTTGTTCACTTGCTAGAAAACTTTGCAAGTAGCATTGAGCCAATTAGCCCGGTAAGTGGTCAACAATGGTTCGACACTGGCGAGTTGCGTTTAAAGTTAAACACAGATAACTCAAACTGGAAGACACTTGCATTCTTGGCTGCACAAAACAGCTCACCAGCAGCAAGCAATTCAATTAGAGGCGACATTTGGTATGATACTGCCAATAATGCCGTTAAGATTTACACAACCGACACAACATTACCAGGTACAAATGGCAACGGTTGGATGAATATTGGCGCATTCCAAGGCACACGCGACACTGCAACTGGTATGACATTCTTAGATCTGTTGGACACCAATCGTACCTTGCACAAAGTAGTTGCGCTGTATGCCTCAGGTGTATGCGTTATGATTATTAGTTCTGACGCCGACTTTACCATTGCCGAATCACATGCAGTACCGGGCTTTGCTGAGATTGGCAAAGGCATCAACATGAATACCAGTGGCCGCGATTCAACTGGATTTGATACAAACGCATTCAAGTTACGCGGTATTTCTATGGAAGCTGAATTTGCCGACGTTGCAGAGATTTATGTAAGTGATGCAGCATACGAGCCAGGTACATTGGTATCGCTGGGTGGCGACAAAGAAGTCACGCAAACAACTACCGCCGGTGACACAAACATTTTTGGTATTGTTTCAACTCGCCCAGCTTACTTGATGAATGCAAAACAAAAACGCGAAAAGAACGCATTGCCAATTGCAGTTGCTGGCCGCATTCCAGTTAAAGTAACTGGCATAGTCAAGCGCGGCGACCGCTTGGTATCAAGCGATATTCCAGGTGTTGCACGAGTTGCCACACAACAAGATCCAGCCTGGAGTATTGTTGGCCGTAGTTTGGGCGAGTTTAGCGGAGAAGGCATTGGCAAAGTCGAAGCCACAGTTGGAGCACGATAATGGCTATTCAGCGTAAAAAGATTACCGCTGAAGACCTAAACACGTTGGCATCCGACGTTAATGAATTGTTTGGCGACACTCATGCAGGCCAGGGTCCTTCAACTGACTTGCAAACTCAAGACGACATTCGTTGGGGCTGGGGCGGAGACAATGTTGAATATGTTCAGCCAAAGCAAAAGCTGACAGCGGCTTTTACAAATGAATTGGTTAATCGTATTAACCTAAGCACCTACAGAACAAATAGCACTGATCAGGAGCTTGTTATTGTTGCCCAAGGTGAAAAAGTAACAGCAGAATTTTTTAACACCGCAGCAAGTTTGTTAGATTCGGCACGCAATTCTCGTAACAAAGTTGATCCGGCACTAACAACTTTAACAACAATCAAAACAGTTACAAGCACAGTTGATAATTGGAACAACCAGTTAGAAAACGCAGTCCAGTTTAACTTTACTGGTTACGAAAGTGCTCGTCACTTTTTCAATGCTGGAGGTGACATTCGTTTAGTGTTTTCCATCACAGACGGTGCAGGCGCCGGATACAACACATGGGGCGGCATCTTTTTGGACCAGGGTACCCTGAGACTAAACGTTGACACAATGGCCAGCTTAAACAACCGTGGCGTCAGTCAAGATGTTGGTTTTGCTGAACTTGCACTTAGTGAACAACTACTATACACTAGCCCATCTGGAGGCAGTAGCGGTTATGGCGGTTATGGGGGCTACGGCGGTTATGGGGGCTACGGCGGTTATGGGGGCTACGGCGGTTATGGGGGCTACGGCGGTTATGGGGGCTACGGCGGTTATGGCGGTTACGCTTCTAGTCGCGCTAAAATCTATGGCAGCATTGTTGGTGGTAATCTGCAATTGCGCACACTATTGGACCACGCAGGTCTAGGGACCAAAGTAACAGGTACAATCACCATGGTAGTATCTGTTTCTCATCCATCTACTGTTACTGAAAATGGTGTAACACTGAGCCTTCCGACTCCTACGGCAACTATACATACGCCTTGGCAAGAAATCTAATTGGTTAAACCAGAGTTTGTACGCTGGTAAATAACAGCATACATAATAATTCTGGAACCAAATGGATAAACGCCTAACCGATGCATTGGCATTTGCCAATTATAGATTAACACTGCAAGTTCAGAGACAAAATATTGACGCACGAGTTCAAGCGGCATTGTTGGTGTCTTATCAGAATGCAATTTTTAAAACTTCACAAGAACTAATTGGATTTGTGGGCCTTAAAACCATGCGTTCAGACCGATTACTTGTAGAAGATAACAGCGGCAACGTTATCCAAATTGAAAATCCAAATGAGTTCTTGACTATTCTAATCAATGTATATGACGCAGCAATGGAATTAAAGCAGCAAGAACTTCAAAAATTAAAGTCAGCAAGAAGCACGGCTAAAATTGTAGGGCTGTAATATGAGCAGTCGTGGCTTCATGATGTTCGCTTACAACAACGAACAGTTAGACTACACTCAGTTAGCTCTTGTTGCTGCCTATGCATGCAAGAAATACATGCCTGACATTCCAGTTGTACTTGTTACCAATCAGCAAAGTCTAGAACAGTGTAAAGAAACTCATGGTACAGCGCTAATGAACGCAGCCTGGGACAATATTATTGTTACCAATCCAGCGTACGAACGTAATATGCGTCTTCATCACGATGGTGCATATCACAGCTTCAACGCACAGTTTACAAACACCAACAAGCACGACATTTACAACCTAAGTCCATTTGATGAAACTATTCTAATTGACACCGATTACCTGTGTGGCAACAACAACTTGGAAAAGTTATTTGGTGGACAACATGATGTTGCAATGTATCGTGACGCCCGTAACTTGCAAATGCAAGAACCATACACCACAGAACGTTGGTTACATCATGCTGGTATTCGCATGTGGTGGAGTACAGTAGTGTATTGGCGCAAGAGCGAAGAAGCCGCGCACTTCTTTAACATTTGGACAGCAGTTAAAAATAACTGGGAGTACTATCGCTTCTTGTACAAGTTTCCAGGTACATTATATCGCACCGACTACTCGGCAAGTATTGCAGCCCACATGTGCAACGGTTGGCAAGATGGTGGCTTCATTGGCGAAATTCCCAACTATATGCGCTACCAAGATCAGCGCGACGATATTGTAGAAGTCAAAGGAGCAAACCATTGGGTCATGTTAAGCAACTTGCCCGAAGAGTGGAAAAACATTGTGGTTGAAGTTGCTGGCGAAGATGTTCACATGATGAACAAGAAAAGTATCCTTCGAAACTACAAACAGATTATGAAAGCGCTTGCATGACACTACATATCATTGCCCCGCCTAATTCTGATGAGCATGTCAGCATTACTGCAATGGATGCAAAGTATGTTGATGTAGCTGTGGAAATCAACGTGGTCCACGTTGACTTGGACCCGTATAGTCAGATCAAGCAGCTTGCATCGCTAGAACTCAAAGCCGGAGATATTATTTGTTTGGCAGGCGCCTGCCCAAGACAAACAACTGCGCCAATGGCGGAAATTGCCGCAACTAAAAAAGTAAATCTCATGCCCGGCACAGGTGTTGATCACCGCGGTGTGCCAATTGGCACACATAAGATTAATAGTCGCGCCCCAATTGAAAAGAATAATATGACCGCTTGGCCATATGTAATGGTCGTTGGTGATCCAGAATTGGCAACAAAAAGTTTTAAGCTATTACCTGACTTGGATCCTGCATTATATTGGGCCAACTATGTCCCTGCACCCAACGATTTAAAAATAGAACACTTGCTGGCAATATTACCTGCGACAGGATTGTGGGAATCACCAGACTGGTTTAAAGTAGTTGATCTAAGCATACGCAACTTGGAACTTGCGCCCGTCATGTACGCAAGTCATATGTGGCACGATTGGATTGCATTTTATCCTGCGAATGGAAATTTCAAATTAGAAAATCATTCGCAGTTATGTCCAGTTTGGTTAGCCGGTAGTACAAAACCATTGGAATATTGGAAACAATGAGCGAGTTAAAGTTTGAACTACGTCGCCGCGAGAAAAAAAAGTCAGAATTTTGGTGCGTATTTTATGACGAACATTCGGGCAGGATCAAATCCATTGAACCAGGTCAGCAACAAGTAGCAGGTGCATTAGTAGTTGATTATGCCCGCGTTAAGAAAATTCTAGCAGGCGAGATTAATCAAAACGATTACCGTGTAGCACTCAACGAAAATCTAGGTGTATTAGACTTGGTTGATATCAAGAAGCCTACAGAGTACAAAAAGAAACAAGTGTACCAAAGTTGGCTATCGGCAGCCGAAACAGATACGTATGCAGCTGAACCTTTGCGAGCATCATTGTTTGTGGACACCGGGCACATAAGGTTCGAAGCAAGCCGTATTTGGACCACTAAAATCAAAGAAGGCATTGACCGCAACTCAATTGACGATTCAATACCATTTTTTATTTCTGACGTAGAAGACCCACACAACTTGTTTGGCAATGACAAAATTAATCTGGCCGAAATAGTCGAACGTGGCTTTTGGGAAAAACGTTTATGGTCATTTATGGACCATGAGATCATACAAAAAATATTGTATCACAATCAAGAAATTCGTATCAACATGTCACCAGTTGCCAGCGGCCTTAACTTTGTAAGAATACGCCAACACTCGCCGTTTTTGGAAATCAATGATGAAAGAACTATTCTAAGCAAACCAGGTCCTGGCAAGCATTTAAGTGTATTTGCACGGGATGGATCATTATGGGCACAAAGTCATTATCAAAAGGGCTGTGCTATTGATCAACTAACTGGAAATTTATCAGTGGCAATATTATCTCAGCCTGACCCTGACTTCTTTGTCAGCTGGGCAGAGTTGCCAGCACTGATGCTTAGACAAGAACATCCGTTTGAATTGATTTCAAATTGGCCAGACCATATGGTTCCTTGTTTGTTATATAAAGCTAACAACTTAGATATCGGAGTACTCAGTGAAAACACCAATTACAGAATTTGACGTAGTCTTTATCAGCTATGATGAACCAAATGCAGATGAAAACTATGCAGACCTACTAGAAAAGTGCCCATGGGCCAAGCGCAGTCATGGAGTGTATGGTAGCGATGCTTGCCACAAAGCAGCAGCCAAGCTAGCTGAAACCGAACGCTTTATCACAATTGATGCAGACAACAAAGTTCGCCCTGACTTCTTTGAAATGGAACTTGACTTGACCAAGTTTGATCGCAGTGACGTACTAAGCTGGTCGGGCAAAAACGTTATCAATGGTTTGGTATATGGCAATGGTGGTGTTAAGCTATGGCCCAAGAAAGTTGTAGAACAAATGCGTACACACGAAGCAGTTGATTCTGGCGCAGGCGCAGTTGACTTTTGTTGGGACATTCACTATCATCAACTAAACAACATCTATTCAGATGTGTATAACAATTCTACCCCATATCAATCATACCGCGCCGGGTTTCGAGAAGGTGTTAAACTTGCATTAACAGACGGTAAGCCAATGGACTGGCGACAAATTGCTGCCCGCAACAACTTTAAAAATCATCGCAGACTATTAGTTTGGATGAGCGTTGGCCAAGATGTACAAAACGGATTGTGGGCCATGTATGGCGCACGTCTAGGTTGCTACTTAACTAACCTTCGCAGTGACTGGGACTATAAATTGGTAGCAGACTTCGAGTGGCACAATCAATATTGGTCTGACACAGTGGTGCCTATGTTTGCCGGCAACGAAGAACAGTGCCCTGTTACCAAATACTCTTGGAGTAAAACAAAGCTAATGGCAGAGACTGTCAAGTTAGGCCGTGTATTGCGACAGGACTTGCAGTTAGACATTGCTGAGTTAGACGAAGCTGGTAGTAAATTCTTTAAAGCAAGTTTCTTTAATCCACATCGACTAGCACCTCACATCAAAGAAAGCGATGTTGACCAGTTTATTGCTGAATAATGCTTGACGTATTTTTTATTTCAATGGGCGAAGAAGGTAGTGAAGCCAATTGGCAACGACTGCTTTCTTTTGCACCAGGTGCCAAGCGGGTTGATAACGTTAAAGGCATATACAATGTACATAAAGCCTGTGCGCAGTTGAGTACAACTGAAAACTTTTATGTTGTAGATGCCGACGCTTGGGTCCTTGACGGATTCAAGTTCCATTGGGAACCAGACGTTAACACATTACACTGGGATGTTCCTGAAACAGAATGTGTTATTGTGTGGCCGAGCCGTAATCCTGTTAATGGATTGGAGTATGGTTACGGTGGCATTAAAATGTTTCCGCGAGTACCATTCTTAGAAAACAAGTCCTGGGACATTGATCTATCTACTACTATCAGTCGCGCCACAATTAGCAAAGAACAAGTCAGTTGCGAAACACGATTTAATGTTACACCAGAATCAGCATGGATTGGAGCGTTTCGTGAATGTGCTAAACTTTCATCATTGTCAATGATTAAAAGTAGGGTGCGTAAAGCAATTAAAACTAGAAATGCAGAACTTGCAGAACTTACAGAACGTACAAACGTATTAACAGATAGGATTCCCACGAATCATGCCATGTACCGTAAGATTCAAAGTATGCTTATCATTGACCGATACAAGCGCGAGTCAGACATTTATTCGTACTGGACAGAAATTGAAGAATGCAGCCACCGAAGATTACACTGGACCGCAGTCGGCTGGGAAGCCCCCAATGGAAAATATAGTGTACTTGGAGCGCAAGCTGGATCTAACTTTGGATTGCAACATGCTGATGATTTAGCGATACTAGATAAAATCAATGATTGGGACTGGCTACGAGAGGAATTTAAAAATGTCAATGTTCAATGCTAACCCAAAAAGCAGAATTCCTAGTACTGTACAACGATGCAGAGTGGCACACTAATTTAAGTTTATATGGATGGTTCCGTGGATAAAAATACTGAGTTGAGATCATCGTTATTATACTTTGTCGATGAAGCAATTGGCTATAGACACAGCTTGCACTTCTTTCATCGTTGGTTAGAAACTGGCAAACAATCCGAATTAGAAGGATTGATAATTGAAGTTGGTCGAGAAAACTTTGTTGACTTGCACTCAATTATAAACACAATTAAAGATCCAGAATGTCATGCTGGATTTGGGGTCATTGACGACATTGCACGCATCAAAGGCCTACACGTACCCACTGAGTGGGTCAATGGCAACGAAGTAAAATTAACTCCACTAACAGTAGCAAACCCAAATCATCCTACGCTATTTGAGTTGTGCAATTGGACAAACGATAATGCAACCAAGATAGCCAATCCTGCTGCGGTCATTTGCAAAGCACACAGTTTATTACATGAGTCTCGCACTAACTTTTATAAAGTGTTTAACTTAATGGAAGTGCTATTTGGGCTTAACACAATCTTTTCATGTGTCATTGACAGCAACATCAATCGTACAGGCCAGGCCATAAGCCATTACTATCCAACGCAAGCTGACTATATTACTCGTCTTGCCAGCACAATATCTAACAACCCAGACTTAAATTGGAAAGACGCACTGAGTCGCAACCAGGTCAAAAGCAAGTTGTGGCTGATTGATCGGCTAAACAAACTAGAAGTATTTGCCAAAAAGCAAAGCATCAATGATGCGGAAACAACTACATTGGTAGTTGGCGGCTGGGTAGGTATGATTCCTTTCTTGGCAAGTATGAGCCAACTGAATCTTGGCAACGTAATCAACATTGATATTGACACCAGTGTGCATTCAGCAGCACATGAACTTAATACCAACACACACAGCAATTTTAAAAATTCTGGTACTGATGTAAGAGAGGTCGATCTTACAAAATACAAGAATCCATTAGTCATTGACACGATTGTTGAGCACTTTGAGAATCACGGCAAGTGGGTCAAAACACTGCCCAAAGGAACCACAGTGGTACTACAAGGAAATGACATGTTTAACGTACCTGACCATGTCAACTGCCATACAACATTAGAAGACTTTATTGGGTCATGCGGGTTAAATAACATTATCTGGGCTGGGGAACTCAATCTCCATATGTGTACCAGGTATATGGCCATTGGTACTACATGAACGTTGATAAACGATTTAAACGATACAATAATTTTAAAGTATACCGTGCAAGATTATTAACAATGCATCCTCGAACTGGTTATAGTATACACATTGATCAGACTCCTTGTATACATATTGCAATCAACACGCATCGACAAGCACGATTTATTTTTACTAATCCTCCAGCGTTGCGCCATATTCCAGCTGACGGACATGTTTGGTGGGTTGACACACGCCAAGAACATTCGGCAATGAATGGTAGTTTAGAGCCACGCATTCACTTTGTTGCTTGCCTGGATAACACAGACTCAGATTAAGTCATACATAAAGGTATGACATTAGAAGTTATTCATACCTGCGCCGACGACTTTGGTAGCGTAGTATCTCTGTACCAAGATTTCTTAACAGAAATTGCAAAAGATCCTCTACCAGCAATGGTTAACATGGGGTATGACTTGCCTGCAGGGTTGGGCCACCTGGTTACAAATCGTTCACGTTGGACCCGTGACACGGGCCGCATTGACTTATTACTTGACAGTGGACGCATTGTTGGAGTTAGTGCAGTAGAAACAAGTTCACTTTCGAGCGCATTTGGCAACGGCGGCAATCGTTGCTGGTTACTGCCAAAATATCGTGTTCATAATGAAATTACAAAGTATTTGCTAGCATCAAATTTACAATGGTGCACGGAACAACAGCATGCGGGAATGATACTGACATTTAACGACTACAACAAATGGATCTATACCACAATCAAAAAACGCACCACAGGCCAAGCTGGCGCACTTGGCCCAGTTTGGAGCAACTGGTGGAATGATTGTATTCCGTTTGAGCATCAATTGAATGTATTCAGTACTCCGCAATGGGCAGTAGTAAAACCCATTGCAAGTACAGATGTTGTACTAGACGGAATGAATAACATTGACAGAGAATTTAGAATAACATGATTGTAAACACAGAAAATAGTCACCTGGTGTATTGGTACAACGACAACAAGTCTAGTATCTGGAGAACCGACGATTTTGATACCACTTCAATGAGTGTGGGAGGATGTACCAGAAAGCCAATGAAACTCCAAGCAGAACTAATCAGAAATGCTCGTTCATTGATTAGACAATATCCTGATTTGACTATTTTTATGAGTGGTGGATTAGACAGTGAAATGGCACTACGTTCTTTTCTTGCTGCTGGTATTACTCCTAAACTGGTTACTGTAAGATTCCCCCACGACAACAACATACACGACATTGGTCCAATGATCACAATGCTAAACAGCATGGGTTTGGAATATTCCATTATTGACATTGATCCCGACGCATTTTATTACTCAGGGGAATGGAAAGAAATTGCAGTAAAGTACCAAGCCTATACATTTTATCAACAAATGTTATTAAAAATTGCAGAGCAATACAATGCTCCAATGATCACAGTAGACGAAGTTGAGCTTGAAAATTTGCCAACTGTTGATTACGAAACCGGCCAGTATAAGTTTAATTGGTCTTTTTTGAAAAAAGAAGATCAAGACGGAGTGTGGCGCCGCTTTAACGAAAAGACTGGCATCCCTGCGTTAAATAATTTTTATACCTACAGTCCAGAATCTATTTTGGCATTTTTAAAAGAAGACACAGTTGCAAATCTCATAAGAGGTAATATTCCTTATAAGCTGTCATGGACTTCATCTAAGATGAAAATTTATGGATCGCTGGGATACAATTTTAGAAAGCGACCAAAGTGGCACGGTGTGGAAAATTACATGCACTTATGGGATATGGTAAACTATAATCTTGGCCAAACTGGATTGCACTATAGTCCCAGGCACTATGCAGTACCTGCACTAGAACTAGAACATAATTTAGAAACAGGAAAACAAACACTATGTCAGACCGCATAATCCCCCTTAACAGTACACATCTAACAGGACTAGTCAACTTTGCCGACGGCATTTACAAAAATGCTGACCCGGACAAATATCCAGATTTTCGCATTTCAGCGGACATCGACGACCATGCCAAGCGAACTAAATTTTTTAGTGCATTTTTAGTCCCTAGTAGCTTCAACGATTATAATATCAGGCAAGCGTATGCATTTGTCAATGATGACGGGGAGTATCAAGCCGCCGTAGGTGTACGCAGATGGGGTCATATGCCAAGTTGGAGTGTTGGTTGGTTATTGAGTCCAAGCCTTGGAGTACGTTTTATTCCAATGTTTAGAAAAATAATGGACGAGCTGTGCAAAATACACGAAGCCGCAGGCATGAATGAGTTTTATGTAACGTACCCAACAAGTCGCGAAGCAGCGTATAGTAAGATCATGCTGCCCTTTCGAGATCGCTACTACAGTTTTGTTGAATGTACGCTGCCAGCAAAAACAGTAAGTCCTTATGGATTTATTCACTCGTTAATGGGATCAACAATTCACCCACATGATATGAATCTACGAAGATACATACTACGAAGAGAAAATACCGAGCCTGAAAGTCAAGGCGGCATTGTTAACAGAAAATTTAAAAAATGAAAAATTGGTTAAACAAACAAGTAGAGTTGTATCGTAAGACACACCAGATTCCGTACATATTAGCAGTATGGTTGCCTTATCACGTGGCAGCAATTGCAGTAATTGCTTATACCATTGCAACAGGCTGGTCATGGAGCTATATGCTTCTTGCCGTTTGCGGCTGGGTATTGCTAGACGGTGTTGGCAATAACTTGACACTGCATCGTTGGTTAAGCCATAAAAGCTGGACTCCACATAAATGGGCAGAACCATTCTTATTATGGGCAAGTACCATGGTAGGAGAAGGTAGTCCGTTATGGTGGGTAGCACTACACCGCGGGCATCATCATCGAGTAAGTGACCAGCCAGGAGAAGACATTCATACTCCAGTTGGCAATGGATGGTGGCATAGCTATATGGGTTGGCAGTTTGGCATCGACCAAAAATCAGTTGGCTTTCGTTACGCAGTTGACTTGCTAAGAGATCGTCGTGTTACATTTATTCATGAAAACTACAACAAAATCATCTATGGCACATTGCTGTTGAGTGCATTCTTGTTTGGATGGCAAGCTACCGTTTGGTTCTTTGTCGTTGGTGCGTTAATGAGCTTGCATGCAGACGGTCTAGTAAACACATTCGGGCACGTACCTGGCGCTGGCTACCAAAACTTCAACAACAAAGATGCAAGTACTAACGTATGGGCAATTGGATACTTTCACTGGGGGTCGGGTTGGCACAACAATCATCATGCCAAAGCAAGTTCATTTGATTTTGGTACTTCAGTGAGTGGTCGCCCCCATGAATTTGATCCGTGCTTGGTTTTGGTGATTCCGTTTGCTCCGCTTTCGGAGACTAAACGCTTGTGGTTGTTACGTAAAGATGCTATACTAGCTAAACAATAAGGAACAACATGACAGTACGACTTTTATCTTTCTCACAACCGACGGCAGAATTTAAAAATAAGTAACCTGCTGTAGTTTCAATCTCAATCATAAATACTTTTATGAAAAAGAGAATAAATTACAGACGAATATGGGTAGCTTATCATGGCAAAATTCCCAAGGATATAGACGGGCGATCGTTTGACATACATCACTTAGATGGTAATAGTGATAACAATAGCATTGGCAATTTAATAGCTATATCAGCATACGAACATTATTGCATACATAGAGATAAAGGCGAGTTTGGCGCTGCTGCAATGATTGCTAGACGAATGAAAACTAAGCCTAGCGACTTGTCCGAAACTGTTAAATTGCAAATGAAAAAGTTAATCGAATCGGGCCAACATAATTTCTCGGTTAAAGGATTTGTTAGTGTCAGGGATAAAGATGGTAATAATATGCGAGTAAGTAAAGACGACCTGAGATTTATCTCAGGTGAGTTAGTTGGAGTTAACACTGGATTTGTTACTGTTAAGGATAAAGATGGTAATAATATGCGAGTTAGCAAAAACGACGATCGTCTTAAAACAGGTGAGTTAGTTGGAGTTAATACTGGATTTGTTACTGTTAAGGATAAAGATAGTAATAGTATGCGAGTAAGTAAAGATGACCTGAGATTTATCTCAGGTGAATTAAAAAGTATCAATTGTGGGAAAATTGGATATAACCTTGGTCGAACCTGGACCCAAACAAATAAGCGTCCGACTGTAAAATGTCCACACTGTGCTAAAGAAGGTGACATTAGCCCAATGAAACAACATCATTTCGATAATTGTAAATATAAAATAGGAATAGTATGAAAGTAGAATTAGTATCGCATTCAGCCCCATCAACCGAGATGGTAGGAAACGGGATAACCGACTTGCAGGAATTGGTGGCATTTTGTGCTCGAGTAAGCAATCCAGATAATCAGTATAATACTGAAACAAGTGAAAAACTGATTAATTACTTGATCAAACATAAACATTTTAGTCCACTTGAGATGGCTAGCGTATGCATGTCGATTGAGACCACCAGAGATATCGCCAGGCAGATCCTTCGCCACCGTAGTTTTTCATTCCAAGAGTTTAGCCAACGTTATGCAGACCCTACCACGGACTTAGGCTTTGTTGTTAGAGACGCACGCCTACAGGACACAAAAAATCGTCAAAACAGTGTAGACTTAGACTTAACTGATGCTGATCAGCGTGAATTAAACAACTTGTGGATTGAAAAACAACAGGATGTTATTTGCCAAGCTAAACATGCGTATAACTGGGCAATTGCGAACGGAATTGCAAAAGAACAGGCCAGAGTTGTTCTGCCTGAGGGCAATACCGTCAGCCGTTTGTACATGAATGGTACGCTGAGAAGTTGGTGTCACTTCATTGAATTACGTAGTGCAAATGGTACACAGAAAGAGCATCAGTTAGTTGCCTTGGCCTGTGCAAAAGCTATTGCAGCCATTTACCCGACTGCTAACAACTTAATCTCCTAACTCTTTTGTGGCAGTTAACGAACCATCTGCGTTCTGCCACAAAAATCCCCAAGCGTTATTATAACGTGTAATGGTCGGTAAGCTGGGCCATTTTGTTTTATACTTCAAGTATTTCTCATTTGGCCAAATATCATTGATCAGTTGTTTTGCTGGCAACTTGTATGTGTTCCATTTTCCGCCTACTTTAGCTTCGTTAGTATACAATGCCCACTGTTGATATTGTGTACTATCAAAGAAGTTTACAACATTGCCGGCCATGTATTCAGCTTGCTGTGCAGTTGGAGCATGCATTGCCATACGATACTTGACAGCTTGCCACTTCATTGCATAGTTTAACCACCATAGGAAATCGTGATTGGTGTTGATAGGAACTGGACTTGCTGCTACCAATGCTCGTAACATTTCCTCACGTTCTTCTCTGTACGGTTCTTTTTTGTTTAACAACCAAGGAAGCGTTTCAGTTTCCCAATCACCGTGAATAGCATCAAAGTTATTTGAGTTATCCATGTAGCTTTTTAATGTCAAGCTACCAAACAAGTTATCGGCACATTCGCCAGTGACACACACATTCTTTGGATCCGTTACAATGTCATAAAACTGATTGCTTGGTAATAAGCGTGTACCAAAGTACGGTAGTACCACTTGATCAAAGAACTCGGGATTTTCCATTTGGCTATCTTCGTTGACAGCAAGCCAAGTGACTTTTTGCAACTCTGCCCAGTCTGGATGACTAATAAGCAAAGACACAATCAATGTAGAGTCAATACCGCCACTTTGAAAAATTACTAGTCGTTCTTTACCCGGCTCGCTCAGCTTGGCAATGCACTCATCAATCCTGTTATAAGATACTCCGCTAAAACTAGGAACAACAGATGGCCGCTCTGGGATAGGGCTATTGTTATAAATGTCAATACCCGGGATATCAATTGTACCAGTGCGATCGCTTAAACTGATCCAAGGGTTAAACATTTCAATGAATGTCTTTGTAACAGGATTGATATCTGCTGCTGCGGGACTACGGTACAGTCTGTGTGGGATATAGTATAATAATTTTTTCATGTTACATCATCATTGATAAAAACAAATCTTCTTCCATTTGTGATCGTACAATGGCAAATTCTTCTTTGTTTTTTGCTGCTCTAATCAACTGTTGAAATCTAATACGCAAACGTTCTAACTTTCTAATAGTTTGAACTCTGTTCTGATACTTGTTGACAATAAAGTGTGCGGCTGTTGGCAAATCTAAATTAGTTTCTTCTGCATAATCCTTGACAAGGCTACATTCTAAGCCTAGTCCCACTGTTACATTAAGGGCCTGTTGATATTTTAGTTCATACGCTTCGTGTTGCCAAGTGTATCGGTATTCAAATCGTTTAAAGCCATGTGATAAACGTTGCTGTAGTTCACTCATTAAATTGACACGGGCCTGTAATTGGTGACTAAGGATCGTGGATTCCATGGGCTTACGATGTGCTAAAAATTCTGTATTGCGCGGCCCATCGAACTTTAGTTTAAAGTCTAAATTGCCTTGCTGTAGTTGGGCAGCATGCAAATCACTCACACTATAAATTCTACAAATTGCTTGAAACTCACCTAAGCAGGCAGATTCTAAAACTGATAACTCAGTTGCCCATGCCAATACTTCGTTTTCTGCGGTACATGCTAATGCTAGCCAATGCATATCAATAACTCCTATCGTTATTGTATGTAGTTAGGAAACGGAAGGGATGTTCTCCAATAGGATGTCATTGAGAAAGCGAATACTCAACATAAGTCTTGGGCTTGCACTTTGATTTTCGATATGATGTGGAATGTCAATCTTAACTAAGGTGGGTTTGTCAATTACTTTAGTTGCTACCAGTGTTGGTTCTTCTTGCCAGTTGATCTTCAGATACTTGATAGTTTTAAATGGGCTACGAGTTAAAAAGAAGTTGCCATCATACCAATACATCGGACCGTTGTTGCAATTTAGAATAGGAAGATTTAGCGCGGTATTAGAAGCATTTACACGAGCTGGATCAAATCCGTCAACATGCAAATCTTGTACAAAGCCTGGCTCATTGATGAACATTATAGCTGTTTTGACACTAACATCAATTCCCAGCATGTCTGCAATATCGCGTTTAATTATGCTGCCAATGTATGCTAAGTCTTCTCCTGTGAACGTTATTGCCGTAGTAAAAGTGCCATCCCATTTACTTAGACAGTAATGTTGTATAGCAGGCCAACTTGGCAAGTTGATTTCTTTGAAATATTCCATAATAATATTTATTGGCAATCTTGTTCAACAATACTTCATAAGTACTAACATGGAACATATTATTGTATTTCTAAGCTGGACATTGTACTTGTATGTGATCCACCGCGTCATTCACGGAGTAGGCTTAAAATTCTTCCCTCTGGCATTTAAAGCACATGCTGATCATCACAAGTATATCAATACACATGAACAAACAAAGTGGCATTGGAATAACCTGTTCTTGTTTAACGACACATGGACAAGCACACTCGACTTGTGGATCACAGAAGTTGTTCCAACACTGGTGTTTAGTTGGATAACTGGATATTGGTGGGTAAGTGTATTTTACTATCTATGGGCTGCATTAGTACAAGAGACGATTGAACATAATCCCAAGTTCAATTTGTATCCGTTTCTTACAAGTGGGAAGTGGCACTTGATTCATCATCGTGCCACTAACTATAATTACGGATTGTTTTTCCCAGTCTGGGATATTTTATTTAAAACTCACAAACCATTGGCTAATTGAAATTGCTTTGCATGCCCGGTGCGCTCAATCCAGCTATAAAATGCTAGTATAGCTTTCTTTGGTTGTTCAACTTCTAATGTAAGTAGATGAGGCCAGATTTCTAAAAAATTTCTAGTAGAAACGTTCTTGGCAGCTAAGTTCTTTGGTACTAGACGTACATGTACTTTTCCCGTAGGCTCGATGAATACTTGACTAGGCCCGTTTAGTATGCCTGCTTTATCTAAAAATGCAAACGCATCTTCTACACCGTTTACAAAAAATGGTAGCGTTTGGTCTTTGATAATATTCCACTTGGCATCTTTATAAACAAATGCATCTACAATTGCATGTCGACCTTTGTATGACAAAATATTAAACATCTTGCCAAGCTCTACTTCAAACTTGGTTGTTAGGTAATGTTCTTTCCTGTTGGCCAATGGCTTATTGTTTAAAATAACTTGATTGCTGATATTATCTAGCCATTGTTGTCCGCTATTGTGCCATGCAATTGCTGACTTATATACTTGCTCTTGATCCCATGCACTATTATTTAAATCAAGTACATTTAGTTCCGGCGGGTAATCGAACATCTGACTATTAGTGGTTGCTATTTGATAACTGACATTGCAAGCAGACAGAACCTTAATAAGTGATTCTGTCTGCTCTCCTGGATTTACTAATAATAGATCAATCATTGATTAAAGTGCGTGGCCAATAATGCACCTACTACTCGGGTGACTCGAGTTTTAATAAGTTCACTATCCATCATAACTTCAAAGTCTACAATCCTGTCTAGATATTGTTCTAGTTGCTTACTTGCCAAAAGCTCGTTGCTACTTTTAATATCAGATAGGTCTTCCTTCTTAAAAACTACTTCAGTGCCATCATTGAGATACACTTTGATCCAGTCAATGTATTCGACTGGTACTTCTTCAACGTGTATCTCTCTTAGCATTTCTTCAAAGCTACGATCCTTTTTACGGATGCTCATCTAGTACTCCAAAATGATTTTAAACGGTCAAACAATTTTGGTTTTAAACTGCTTGAGCTTTCGACGGACGTCCTCGACCCCGTTTCGCTACTTCTGTTGTCACTTTTGATAACTGAGTCGGACTTACGGGGACGACCGCGGCCGCGCCTTTTGGGTCTAGCTTTTCCGCCTCCTCACGCAAGCGTCTTACTTCCAACTCAAACTGATTTGCTTGAGCGCGATACTTGCTTGCAAGAGCTTCGTCGGTAATAACACCTGGCGGGTTGTTTGCTGGAGCAGTAGTGGCAATATCACTTGAACGTGTTCCAGCCGCTGCCTGTGTATTACTAATTTGTTTCAACTCGCGATTTAAATCAACCAAGTTGATAGTAACACCTGGCTTTGGAGTCATTGCAACTGACTTAGTTGGAACCTTAACCATCCAACCCTTTTGGTGAAGCGTGTTAAGCATATTTGTACCATCGTTGAAAACTTGACGGAACAAGTAATCACTTGTGTCCATTAAGTCTTGGCAGTTTGGATGTTCAATTGCTTTGATTAGATCGTCATGATATAATTGTGGTAATGCATCTGTTGGGATAATCAATGCTGATTCAGAATCACCGGGCAATTCGCGAAATACCACAACGCATTTCTTCCCTTGACCGTTGACTCCAACATGTTTAATGAATTGCGCCATGTGGTAGCTCCTTAAATTACTCTGCTGCTGCGGTAACTTCAGGGCCTTCTTCAACTGGCACTGGTTCGCTGGCACTCAGGAACTGTGCCAACTTGTTATAAGTTGTACCGATGATTTCCATTTCGCCGGCTCGGTAACCGCCGCGCTGTGATGCCAATTCAATTGCACCAGCAAGAATTTTCATGTCTTGTAGTGTTAAACCAACTGATTGTTGTGTTTGCTCTTGTTGTTCAGTTTGAACATTTTCCATTTAAATCTCCTAGGTTAAAGATGGATGTCTTCCGCAAATACTTATAGCACATTTTACCATGCGTGTAACCAAAAAAAAAACGCACCTTAGGGTGCGTTAAAAGGAGAAGGATCATAAGTAATAGATGCAGCTCGCGGTGGTGGAACACCCAACTGCTCTAACGTTATAGGACAACGCCAGCAATGATATTTATCAACAACAAATATACCAATTGGTATAATAACATAATTAGTAACGCCGCTCTAAGAATAGATTCTGGATACTCTGAAAAGCATCACATCATACCAAGGTCGTTTGGTGGCAGCAATGCTAAATCAAATCTAGTCAGACTCACTGCAAGAGAACACTTTGTATGCCATAAGCTATTGACAAAGATGACAACAGGCACAGAAAAGAAGAAAATGCTATTGGCACTATTAATGATGTGCGTAACAAGCAAAAATCAACAACGACACAAAATAAATAGTTCCCAGTATGCACAGATCCGCGTTCAAGCAAGTAAAGCAAACAGCGGAGTCAACAATCCAATGTATGGCAGAAAGCGACCAGCTGAGGAACAACTACGAATAAATGCCACAAGCAAAGTAAACAGAGCAGCAAGTGGGCCTCGGACACATACAGAAGAAACTAAGAAAAAGTTGAGTAGCAGCCATATGGGAAAGAAACATTCTGCTGAGACAAAGGCTAATTGGAGTAAAGTTAGAAAAGGACGTGCAGGGCAGGATAATAATTCAGGCAAGCATTGGTACAATGACGGCACTAAATCATATCTTGCAAAAGAATGCCCGGCTAATTGTGTGCCAGGCAGACTATGTTACTGATTAATGTCGACTCTTGCCCGGTGGCACGTAGTTAGCAGTGATACCGAACGGTGCTTTGATAGTATTGCTGCCGTGAACTACAAATAGTGTATCCGTATAGTCAGGGTCGCCCCAGCTACCAAACGGATAGCCGTCTGTAAACATAACAAGTTGATGCGGTTGGATGTCGTTATCTTTCATCCATTGCCACACACATTCAAAGCTGGTACCGCCACCACCTTGGATGTTGTATTCGCCCATGCTTCGACCATCGTCACCAGTAAAGGTGTCTTCGTTGTAAACATCAGTGTCAAAGGTAACTACCCGCACCTTGTAACTAGTGAACTGATCCAGGCTACCTTGTACCATGCCCAAGAAGTCTGACAACATGCGATCACAAATAGAACCTGAAGCGTCTAATGCAACAACAATATCAAGTTCTTCGCCAGGCAATTGTCCAGGCATAACTGCACCAGTATGCCAGGCCTTACGGTTAGGACGCATCCATGTGTAGTCGCTCTTGACACTGCCGGAGAACTGAATACGCAACAGGTCCTTCAAGTCCATTACTGGAGCAGTGATGTCTTTTACAAGACGTTCAATGTCTAATGGACAGTTGCCTGCACCTGCGTTCTTTGCGGCCTGGATAGTGGCTTCGCGCCATTCGTCACGCAAGGCTTTCTTTTCTTCCTCATTCAATTTCTTGAACTTAGGCTTGCCCTTACCTTTGCCTTCTTTGTCGCCATTGCCATCGCCATCGCCGCCCTCATCTCCGTCACCATCCATGTCCAAGTGATCGTCAAACGGCATCTTGATAACAGTGGCGTTCTTCATCAAGTCCTCGTACACTTCGTCGGCAGTTTTGCCTTCGTACTTGCGGTCTGCTAAGATCTCAACAGCGGTAATACGGGTACCAACGTTTTCGCGGATCAACATATTGTTGATAACAAAATCACCAGCCATGTTCCAAACACCAGGATCGCGACTGCCACGCCGTGTCATGTGTTCAAAGATAATGTGCCCAAGTTCGTGTGCAAAACCAAAGATCAACTCGCCGTCGGAACACTTTTGAACAAAGTTTGAATTGTAGTAAAACTTGCGACCATCTGTTGCAATGGTCTTGCACCACTCAACTTCTTCTAGTTTCAAGCGAGCAGCCAACGGACCCCAAAAGGGATACTTGAGCAACATGCTAACACGGCTCTTAATTAAACGATCTTTTGCGGGCATTTTTGACATAGTGACTCCTAAATTTCTTACTGTATCTATTATACTGCAAACTCGTCAATGTTGTCAACGATTTCATCAATGACTTCGTATACCCAAGACACTGGAATTTCCAGGATAAGTGCAATGGTTGTAGGCCTGTAATCTTGCTCAAGCATGGCTTCAATTTCCAAACTTAGATTATTCATTGCACTCATTTCGGATCCTTTTGCTGTTTATGTGTATATTATACTGGAGCTTTGGTCCAACGTCAACCGTTTTTACTGGATTTTCTGTTGTTTTTTGACTACAACTTAGGTCCCAAAGCATAGCAACTTCGGGCTCCCTAAACCAAATTTTTTGCTTTGGTACAAAATCCCAATCCAGTCGCTTTAGACCTTGGGATCTGCACCATGCGGTAACTTCATTGATTGTTGTGGCTCGATCAAGAACGCGGACGGACCAACTTTCTCGTTGTTTGCGGAGCCACTCGCTAACATCGCCCGGTGAAGGGGGCTGGTTCGTCCACACTGTGGTGTACTCCGGACCGTATAGCATTTCTGCTATTTCAACAGTCCGGGGTCTATCACTCATCTTCAACCTTCCGGGGTCAATCACTCGTCTGTAAGCAGATTAGCGTAACGCTTGAAGAACTCTGGGAAGTTGGTCATCTTCTTGCGATCGAAAACCACCTTGTAAGACTTCAACACTGTATGAGCACCCATGATAACCATTTCTGGTTCAAAGTTCGCCATCATAAAGCCCAGCCAGTTGTCGGCGTTCTTGTTAAAGTCGTCCAACTTACCTGCTCGCTTGCCTGCTTCGTAACGAGTACGAAGTTCGTAGCTCAAGCTAGTAACCAGAGCGTATGCAGCCGACACTTCCTTGGATTTGAAAGTAGTAACTTTGCCGCTCAATACATCGCTTGGGTCAGGCAAGTCTGCGGCGTGCTTACGGTGTGCCATAAACTTAATCGCCATACCTTCACCAACCAAGCCTGACACCATGTCTGTGTTAGCAGAGTCAGGCATGTCGTCATCGATCATGTCGCTAACAAAGCTCCAGGTACGTGGAGTAGAGAAAGCACGATCGTGTTGTGTAGGATCAAAGTTGTACAGGTCGCCTTTGAACTGCTTCAAGAAGCCCACCACATGCGGATGGATTTCGTTCATGATAGCCCACTGTTCCCAGTCTTCGAAGTCGCAACGGATTTCCAAGTGCATGAAGCGGTTAGCCAATGGGCTTGGCATACGGTACGTAACACCCTTGTCACCCATACGGTTACCTGCGGCAATCATAACCACGTTTTCTGGCAGTGTGTATTGACCCACCTTACGGTTCAGAATCAACTGATAAGCCGCAGCCTGAACAGCAGGAGGAGCAGAGTTCAGTTCGTCCAAGAACAAAAAGATCACATCATGCTTTGCGGCAAACTCAGCAGTAGGCAGTTCAGAAGGAGTAGCCCACTTCATAGTGTTGTCACCAGCTGAGTAGTAAGGGACACCCTTAATGTCAGTGGGATCCATCAACGCCATACGCAGGTCTACGACTGCGGAGTTGGGCCATTCTGCGGCAACTTGGTTCACCATGTCTGACTTACCAACACCTGGAGGGCCCCAAACAAACACTGGGCGGCGCTTTTGCACAGCACGGCGCAGGATGGGTTTGCATTCGCTGATCTTAACTGTACGGGTTTCTACTTGACTTGCCATGATGATTCCTACTTAGAATTTGTTGAACATGTGTGTATTATAAAGCATTTATTTGCGATTGTCAACAAATAAATGCATTGTGGTTTTTACGCAACAGCTTGTTCTTGAGCTGGCATAACTTGAGCAATGAACTCGGAAGCATCAATGGCTTCTTTGGTCATTGGGGCAGGCAATTCGATGAATTTGACATCAGTGCAACCAGCGCGGACCAGTGTACGAGTACGGCGCTTGTCGTTAGTGTAACGAACTGCACCTTTGCCGTTTTTAGAAACAGCGTAGCCAACGTGGGTAAATGTTTCACCAGCAATAACTGATTCAACTGCGGCTTCAACTGCTTGGGCGGTGACTTTAGACATAAATTTCCTTGAGTGTGTGTTAGTGTATTGCAGAACCGTTCCGCAATGTTTAAATTATACTATTGATCCTGGTCCTTGTCAACCTGTTTTTGATGCTTTTTGCGTCTTTTGTAGGCTTTTTTGCTTTCCTCTACCTTGCCCTTAAAAGGGCTGTTGGCGTGGTACAGCTCAATAGCTCTACGCTTAGTACGCTCTAGCTTCAAAGTGATTGTGGTCCGTTTCATAGTGCTAGTATTATATGGCGGCCCGAGCCAAAAGTCAACCTGTTATTGGCGCTTTTTTGATGAAAATGTGTTGTATTTTTGCAACAAAAAAGTAGTACTTGGGTTTAACCTTTTCCTTGTGCTCGCCTACTCAATCCATTTAGCCAAAGAACAATATCATCGTTTACTAAACGAATTTCCATTGCGTCTTGTTCGCCAAATACACGAAAATAACCGGTACCGTGATAGTAAGGCCAATCCAAGTGTTGCTCAAGACCTATCAAGTGCCCAGGGTTTGGACTCCAACCTGGAGGGCATTGGTACGACCAATAGCGAAAGTGGGGCTTCATTAGTTCCCAACCAAATGTTGTCAAGCGTAAGCCCTTGCGCTTGCCTGGTTGGTAGTTTTTAAAAACAGTGTACTCTGTTACCTTGGTATTTTCCCAAATGTGAGGTAAGGGATACTGAGCCAAGTACTCAGTTATCTTTGTAGCTAGTTCCTTGCTCACTGATCTTGCGTCCTTGCTTCATTTCGACAACTGAAAAATCTTCCACTTTGAATAGTTTGTTTAACTTATCAGCCAAGTTAAACGCATGCCCTGGATTAGAAAATGAAACTTTTTTGTACTTTGGGCCTGGATAGCTGATTAAACTGTTCAGGGTGCGAAGATTAATTGGTCGGTCTTTATAAAAGACCGCATATATTGCATCAGCTGCAAGTACTTCTTCGCTCTTGTAAGTTCTTGGATTTGTATGCGTTAATAGGATGTTGGGCTTGGGTCTACTCATGATAACTTTATTTATCAAAAGTAGATATTTATCAAACCAATTACACTGTGGTCTTTGGCAACATTATAGACAGCTTGCCACCGTGTATGATAATACAGCTGGTCTCAGGATCGGCCACAGAAGTTCCTACGGCAGTAAATGTACGAGTCTTGGAATTGGCCCAAAGGGAAAACATTACAACACCGTCAATGGATCCAACAGCAATGACATCTTCCTCGGCAGCTTTTAGGCCATTGGCCAAGTCTTGAGTTTTACCACACGTCCAGCTAGACTCAAGTTTAAAAACTTCGGCATTCGCCGGCCATGCTAAAAAAGCAATAACTAAGATCAGTAAGGAAACAATCCCTACCTTAGTTATAAGTGGCCGCCAGCCATTCAGTATGTTGTTGAGCATTATCACTTGACTTTTGTAAATTATACTTGCCACAGAACTTCATAAAGTGTGGACCAACAGATGGATTTCGAGGCTTTTGTACAGCTTCGGCAATGGTAGCGTCTAGTTCAGCTTTGATATGATCTGGCTGTGCAGTCAGATCGATAATGGCACGATTGCGTTCATAATCATCGCGCACCAGGTGCTCGACACCTTCGTGGTCGGTCCAACGTTGTAGCATGAGATTGTTCCACATAAAGCCTTTGTTGTTGCGATCTGCAAATGCTTCTTGTAGGCCCACTTTGTTCTTGGTACCTTTGGTACGCACACCAGGATAAGCACTAAACACGTTGTCACTTGTATCACCGCGCATGCACTTTTCAAACAGCAACCATTCTGGTTCAGGCGCTGGCTTTACTTCTTTTGTTTTCTTGTCTTTTACCGGCTGACCCTTTTCATCAAAGTAGCCTTCGTGAGTTGTGAGTACACCAGTGATGCCATTGAACAATTGCACATTAGGAGCAATCAGCTGTTCAAAGTCTGTGTCACTTGAAACGATAATATGGTTGTCGTCCTTGTGCAATTGAATCCAACGGGCAATAAAATCGTCAGCTTCGCATACAGGATTCTTAAGAACAGTTACATTGGTCTTGGTACTAATGTATTCGTAGAACTTATCAAACGATTCCCAAAACAGTTTTTCTTCTTCTGCTTCTTTAGGAGTTTGTTTAGCACGACCCTCTGCACGATTGGCCTTGTACGGCTTGTATACGTCCTTGCGCCAGCTTCGGCCTTCAAAGCAGAATACAACATGCTGGCCCTGTCGATCACGCCATTGACGCAGGACAGAGGCCAGGATAATATGGTAGCTCATTGCAACACGCTCTTCAGGGTCACCAGAACGGATCACATGACGGGCACGGAAGAACAAGTTTGCGGCATCGACGATTAAGTAGCTCATGTGACTATTGTAGCAGTAAATTGGTTAGGTGTCAAGCGATTATTGGTTGCGTGTTCGATCGTTTGTTTGCATACGACCAGCGTCTGCAATAAATGATCCGGCGGCATCACTGTCCATGCTTACGTTACGGCACATGTCAGTGAACCAAGCGTCAACAATATCCTCGGGGCTGTTACCTTGATAACCACCGGAACGCAAGAACTGTACAAACGCAGGATTCCATTCCAGCTCAAAATATCCTTGTTTGGGATTGTCAGGAGCAAGATGTGCTTGAACTACGTTGACCCAAGGTTCGGGGCTATTCTTCATTGACTTTGCAGTTGGCTTTTTGATGAAAATCTTCTTTATAAATTCAAACATTTCAAATATCCCGTCCAAATACATTTTCTTCCCTCTTGGGTAGATCAGCTAACACTGTTTCTCGCCATTCTTTTGATTCCGAATACCATCTGGCACGCTCGTCTTGTGTGCGGTAGCATCCAATGCACATATCGTTGTCATCTGATACACAGATGCCTACGCATGGGTTAGTTAAATTTGCGTGGTCATCATTCATTGTCGGTTCTTTTAAATGCTTTAAATAACATGGGTATTTGTTTTTCTCTATTTCTTGGCAGCTTGGGTGCAAGGCTACTTAGCTTGACAACTTCATCACTGTATGTGGTGTTACACAGCGCACATGATTTATCTGCGGATGACATGGTAACAGTCTTTCTATTAAATGAACAAGTATGAATCCAGGTTATCATAATATTGATCAAGTTACTTGTTACTGTGTTTTTCTAACTCTTTGACAGTAGATTCAATAGCAGCGGAAAAGTTTACGGCACTTTGTTTATTCAGTACCATATGATGCTCTTGCTTGTATACACCTTTGACCAAGATATCATAAACAGCTTGCAATCGTTGACTCCAGCCCTTCCAGACTGGAGTCCAGGTAGTTACATAAAAGCTGACTTCAACATCGGGAATGTCAGCATCATGTTGAACTTCAATCCACATTTTAACAGCATGATCATCGGAAGTGCAATCACATTCAACGTTGAATACTTTTGCATCTGCCCAGTCTGCGTCAATGCTGACACCCTGTGCTGGTGTTTGTGCTTTCATTGTATCTCCTCCGGTATAAGTTGTTCCGTACATTATTTAGCCCATCCATTGCCCCATATTGTACAATGCAAACGGGGACTTATATTGTATCCTCGAACTAATGCTTCATCTGCGACTAATCTTAAATTTTTATTATACATTTCGTCTGTACCGCCAACTGGCATAACAAATACAGGACCTTTAAAGCCTGCTTCACGATACTCTGCTGTGGCAGCATCTACTTCTTCGAAGTCAGCAGCCTTGTCAACAACAAACTTCAAGTAAGTAAACCCTCGGGTTTGGTATTCCGCAACCACTTCGGGCTTGACAGCATCTGACCACTTTTCTCCACTTGCACTTAGCTTGGGACTTACACTGAACGTAATTTGATCTTTACGCAAATGATAATCATCCATTAAGAAACGTTTAAAGTCTTCGTGTAAGTGCTGAGTACCGTTAGTTTCAAATGTAAGATTTTCTAAGTCTCGCATTTTGTTTTCGCTCAACAAGTCTGGATACAGTTGTTGCCAGCCCAACAGCGGCTCGCCCCCAGTGATAACAAGATGTACGTCATTGCCATTGTCTTGCTTCCAGGCATGATTAGGAGTCAGCTCCAACATCTTTTCAATGGCTTGGTCTACAGTGTAGTATGGACTTAGATGCTTGAACGCAGGATGCCATGATGCGTAACTATCGCAGCCAGTTTGTGCCAATGGTAGTTCTTCAAACTTTTTGTAAAGATGCACTACCTTGCCAATTTCATCGGGCTCCGCAGTTTTCTCGCCTGGCGGTAGGCCAAAGCCCGGACATTTAAAGTTGCAGCCAAATGTTCTAAAGAACACACTGGGCACACCAATAAAGCGGCCTTCGCCTTGTGCGCTATAAAACACTTCACTTACTTTAAATTCATTCATAGATATTTGACCATTTCTTTAGTTTTTCAATCTTGGCTAACTTGGCAGCTTCAAGTCCTGCATCTGTTACAACACCTTTTAATTTTAACAGATCTACCATGGCAAGTAAATCACCAATTTCACCTTCTAAGTGTTGTGCATTAGTTAGGGGTTTGCCAGGCTTGAAGTTATCCAAACCAAAGCGATTGCACTTGCTTACTGCTTGCACCACTTCGGCACATTCCTCAGAAAGAATGTTCATAATTTCGTATAGTTTACTGTCCACTTTTTAATTCCATATAAGGGGCAATGTCGTTATCAAACAACTTGGCCATTTGATTCCATAATGCTCGAGCCTCGGTATCAGTCATGCCCGAGCCAATATCTTTAAAATTGTCTTTTCTTAAACCATAATCATGACGCCATGTATAACACATACTAGTGATAACTTGTTCTCTTGTTTTCATGGTCTTGGAAAGTCTAATTGAAATACGTGTGCTTTGGTACCTTTTAGTGCCAATAGCATTTGTTCTTGTTGTGCATCTTCAAGGCTAGTGTAATAGCCTGGAAAGATACCTGACCCAGCAGTAGACGGGCTATGTGTAGACATTGAACCAGTTGAAGAAATGCTGGCTATAACCCAAATAGATAATGTCTCTGGTGGGTCAATTGGTTTCATTAGTTAAATCTCGCTGTAGTCATCAGATGACTCATTATCTTTAAGAATGCCAGACTCTTTAGCTGCATTGATAGCTTCCCGCAATGCTTCTTCAACTAATGCATTAAATGTCATATCACGTTCGTGCGCCAACTTCATGTACTTTAGCAGTTCTTCATCAGTGAAGTCAACAGGGATACTTACTCGAGTGTCGTATTCTTCGCCGTTGACAATAGCTGTTAACTTTTCCAAAAAGTCTTCTTCAACATCAAGATCTGTGTAGTTAACATCGTCCCATGCCTGATTGCCTAGCACACCTCGCTCAGTTGCTTCTGCTGCATGCTTGGCTTTATACTTGGGATTGATCAGTCGATATGCGCGGTCATTAGTGTAGTCGCATACTTCTACTTCGTATACTTTTTGGCTCTTGGTGCTGAACACAATGTTAGCACTCCATCCACCTGAACCATGAACTCCATTCCATGCACTCAACTGATGCGAGTTGGACCCATAACAGCTCCATCCGTAGTCGCCACCTTCGGTAATGCGATAGCCAACAATTTCCATCCATTCTTTTAAAGTCAGCATATAATTTCCTTTTAAATAATTATTAATATATACAGTATACAACAAGTAATACAAGAAGTCAATAAAAATGGATAAATAAAGTGCCAATCGCGATACTGGACATATCCACTGGCTCTAACGCTATTAAGGAGCATCAGCATGAATATTTATTCAATTTACAAAGCAACCAATATTAAAAATAGTAAATCCTATATAGGATTTGACTCGCACTGGCCGAAACGAAGATCCGAACACAAATCAGCTGCAGGCACCGGGAGACATTCTGCTAAAGGATCAAAGTGGTGGAATGATGGAATAGTGGAAGTAATGTTGCCAGAATCTCCGAAGCCATCATTCGTCAGAGGAAGGCTCAAGAAAGATTCCACTGATTCTTAATCACATAGTCTTTATCCGGCATATTATCTAGGTCAATAACAATGTTAGGGTTCCAACCTGTGTCTTCGCTGTAGCCTTCGTTTTCGTAACCCCGCGGGTTACAAGTAATTAGCGTATCTCCGACATGGTACCAATGTGCGTGATGAGTATGCCCACATGTCCACAGTTTAATCTGCGGATGATCCATAATAAATTCAGTGAGGTCACTGTGGTACCCGCCGTTCATTAGGTATTGGGTTCGATACTGTTCATGTACACTTTGGAAACTGGGACTATGATGTCCAACAACAACAAATTTCTTATCGTGTTGTTCGGCCAATACACTTCTAAAGTATTGCAATGTACGTGCATGACGACTAACAACATCACGAGCACTCATTCGAGCGTACTCTCGCTTGTCATTGCGAATGATGCGGAAGTCGTTCATCATGCCTTCGATTGCATGCATGGTCAAGGGATCGCCTTTGTTCATGTCAGTCCACAAAGTAGCACCGATGAATGTAACATCGTCGATAACTTTGGTATCGCACTCTAAGAAGTAAATGTTAGGGAACTTTGCACATTCTTCACGTAGGTAATCAATACCAGCAAAGAACTTGCCGTGGTAAAATTCGTGATTACCAGCAACATAAACAACGTGCGGGAATTGAAAACTGCAACGCTTTAAGAAGTCACGAAAGCGAGCAACTCGTTGCATCTTACGACCGAGGTCTGCTAATGCTCCACTGCTGTATGGATCAAAGTCGGCTGCAATATGGTCATGCAAATCCTGGGCAACCATAATGTCACCGCTCAAGATAAGAACGTCACACTTGTCATCGTTTGTGATATTGATATCAGAGAACTCCAAGTGTAAATCACTAACAAGTTTAATCTTCATCGCCGCTTTCCAGTTTAGCTATTGAGTTAAGTCCATTTACAGGAATACCATCTTCATCGACGATTGCAAAGTGATCAAACATAAAGCCTGCGCCTTTACAAAAGTCTTCAAATGCTTGCAACACATCATCTAATGTTCCATGATTGTGTTCCATAGCAATATTCCTAGTACCATCAGTATAACACAAAATCCACTTGGGGTCAAGTGCATCTGTGTCCAAACCTTTGATACCTTGTATTGATTTTACTACATTTTGCCACGGATCATTCTTTGACATTGGTCCTCATTTCGTTATTTAGATCTGTAATAGCACGAATTAAGTCCACATGAAGCCCAGACTTGACCAGGGCAGCTTCAAATGTTTGTACATCTTTTGGAAAGCACTTGCCCGAGAAACCTGCGGTACCATCTGATCCAGGTACGCTCCAATGACTGGTGCCCAAGCGACCTTCATTCTCAAGCATAACTTGAACAATGTTGTAATCAGCACCAACTGCTTTGCACAGTTGTTCAACTTGGTTAGCAAAGACCACTTTCATTGCTAGGAATGTGTTGGTGCTTAGTTTTGCAACCATGGCTTCCATTGGGTCTGTAATAAAAGCCGGTCCTTTGTATTCAGTTAGCAAGTCAGCAAACGCTTCGGCTGGTTCGCCACCTAGTACAATAAACTTTGGACTAACCGAATCTTCTTGCCAAGTTGCTTCGCGAATGTATTCGGGCCATACAAGCAAGTGTTGGCCCAGTTGTTCGGTATAGTCTTTAATAGCGCCCATACCTAGTGTACTGCGAACAACAACGGTACCAGTGAATCCGTTTGCCAATGCTTCATTGACTGCATCATTTACATTTTTTGTATTGTTTTCTGGTAATGCCAATGTCTCATCTAAATCTGTATTCACACAAACAACAACATAGTCAGCTTCGGTCCAATCAGTTGGAATAGGACTAACATTTTTTGCCGGATCGTTGTAAGAGATTTTTACTTCTGGTAAGAACTTTTTAAGAAATAGCTCTGTGCTTTGTCCAACAATGCCGTAGCCTTGAATAATAATTTTTGTCATTTTAACTTTTTATAACATACTCGGAGTACTTGTTTATGCTTTGATCAAGTAGCGACTCGAGTCTATCTACATCAATCCAACCTTTAATCACCACAAGTATTTTTCTATACTGAGGGTTATAATCTGCTCCATGCAAGAAATCTTCGTTGTTCCATGCAAATGTATTTGTATCTATCGGAAGTTTGACATAGCGTCTATCCACTTGCGGAACATCACTATGGGGCTTGCTAACTGCAATGGGTGTTAGCCAAAATGTTTCTGTTGGATTTTGGTCATCTAACATTATGCGAATTTCTGTTGGAAATCGTAGTACACCATCTAAGCTGGCTGGCATATTGCCGTCATAATGAGGAGGAATGGTGCAATTGGCACTCCATAGCCTAATAGAACGAGTTCTTACAAAAGGCAAAGTCTCAAATATAGACTTGACATAGTTAGGCTGGCTTTCTGCAAGTGCAGGAGACAGCTTTGTCACCCATGCAGCATTTTTAAGTAATATTTCGTCCTCGTACAATGCAACACCGTCCCATTGAGTATAAGACTTTGATACCTTGGTTGGGTCCTTGCCCACTGCACCTCGATCAATATGTTGACGATCTACGCGAGCATGTTCTTCATTCCATATGCGCCAGAAATCAGATACATTGTCCAATTCAAACTTGGGCAGTGCCAAAGGTAGGGCAGCTATCCCAGCGTACTTCTCTACCAGCCTAGGAACTTCAGAAAGTTTAATTAGATTGGCTAAGTTATTCATTCTTCGAGCAAATGACGTTTATCTTTGATTGCTTTGAATTCTTCAGCCTCGGGCAATGCTGCTTTCTTCTTTGAAATAGTAGGCCACTGCAATGCTAGTTTAGCATTGATATCTAACCATGATTTATCTTGCAAATCGTGATCAGACACAATAGCATCAGCAGGACACTCAGGTACACAAACTGCACAATCAATACAACCATCAGGATCAATTACAAGAAAGTTGGGACCTTCTTTAAAACAATCGACGGGACAGACGTCTATGCAATCAGTGTACTTGCACTTAATACAACTTTCGGTAACTACAAATGTCATTTTAGATTTTCCAATTCGATTCGATATATTCTTTGTTAGCTGGCGCATTACCAGTTAACCCCATCATGCCACGATAGGCTTGCCATGCTTCTTGTACCATCGGATCGGCATGACCCCCAGTAGGAAGCAAATCAGCCCAAATACAAGATTCGGGCACCTGACTTCTGAATGTGCCAAAGTTGCGCGGCTGATGGATTTTGCCTTCGCGGAACAATACACTTGCAACGCCGTGGCATTCTGCTTCGTCTAGTCCCAACAAGTAGGTGTCCCGCCACATGTATTCAGACACAATAGCATCCAACTGTTCTTGTGTTGTAAATCGTGTTCCGGACACAATTACAACAACATCATCGATGTCAACTGTGCCATTTACAATATCACGGATACATCGACCTAAGCTAAATCCTACTTTCATTTTGAATTCCTATTATTGATTACTATCGGGACCTGAAAGCAGTGCTTCCAGTGCTTTGTATTCATTGTATAACTCTTTTAACATTGGATACTTTTCATGCTTTTCAAAGTCCGGTGTTAAGATAAGCAAACGCTTTTTAAGTGTTTCCATCATGTCGGCTAATTCGTCAATGTCAATTGTGCTTCGAGCTGTTTTAATAGTGTTCTTGCTATACTCAGTAGTATCTGCATTAAATGCGTCAGAACTACCAAATGAAAAGCTATTCCCATTGGTCCAGCTATTACTAGCAATGCTAACAGTATTGGCACTGGACCCAATGCTACCAATCTCTTGGGCAACGAAACCAACAGTTGTATTGGTTTCATCCCATTTGTATTCAATGGGATTAATGGAGGACAGCACATCTTTTAGTTTGTTTTTATCGCTATCATCCATTATGATCACCGTGGTGCAAATTCTTGTTGGAGTTTGATGTTGTCAAAGAACTCTTTCTTTGTAGCTGGGTCATCTTTAAATGTACCACGAAGCACTGTAGTCTGCGTCAATGAACTATGTGCCATAATGCCACGATTCTCACAGCAACCATGTACTGCCTGAACATATACTGCTACGTTTTCGGAGTCAGTAGCTTTACTAATTTCTCTAGCAATGTCATTACATAGCTCTTCTTGAAGTGTGCCACGGCGAGCGCACCACTGAGCAATACGAGTGTACTTGCTAAGACCAATGAGCTTTTGAGCGGCAATAATCCCAATATAAGCAACGCCACTAACAGGCTGGTGATGATGTGAACACATACTACGAAGCTCACTACGTACCACCAACATGCCTTCATATCGATCTTGGCTATCATTTGGGAAAGCCGTTGCATCAGGAGCTGGTTCATATCTACCTTCCATAATTTCATTAAAGTACATCTTGGCTAGTCGTCGAGCCGTACCTTTTGAGTTTGGATCGTTTTCACGATCAATAAGCAATGCATCTAGCACACCTTCGAATGCTAAGGCTGCTTCGTTGATAAGTTGTTCTTTATCGTAGCCGTCTTCATCTAAGTATTCGCTGATGTTATCACCTGCCCAGAAACGTTTTCCATCACGTTTCATTTTAGCACGAATAGCATTACCTAGATAGCCTTCTTCGTCTTTGTTAAGCGTTGCATCAGCAGCTTTGACAAATACTTCTTTACCTAGTGGTACGTATTCGTCTTGTTTAAATTCTAGTTCTGGTGTACTAGGATCTTGTTTAAATTCTTTATCCAATTTTTATTTCTCCGAGTTATGATGACGTGGATGTCATATTGTTTATTATAGCATCTATTTAGGGATTGAGCAAGACCTCAGATGACCAAGTTAGCAAATAAAGCATTAAATCTTCTGGCTTCTTAAAGTGGACCATGATAGTAATGTCAAACATTTCATGTGAGTACTTGGCTGATTCAATCTTTGATAACTTGCGCCAGTTAAACGGATCACCTTTGTAATCTGTTGCAATCCAACGATTCTTGCAATTGTCAATCAACCACCGCCTAATGTCCTTTAATGTGTACACATAGGCAGCAGTCTTGGCCGAATATACCTTATCCGTTATTAGCGTTGGCATAAAATTCGCTGACTCGCAAATTATCCCATCCGCCAATTAGTGTTCCATCAATGATAATTTGTGGTACTGTACGGGCAGTTGGAACTGCTTCTAATAAGTTTTCACGAGTGAAGCCATTATGGCCAATTTTGTGTTCTGTAAAGGCTAGGCCTTTGCTTGTAAGCCATGCTTTTGCTTGGTCGCAATAAGGACAATGGTCCTTGCTATAAACTACAATTGCTGTCATATTCCTGCTCCGTTATCAAATAATTCTTCTTCGTATTTTTTTAATGCTGCTTGGTACTGTTCTTCAGTGAGACCATGCCAGCCAATACACTTACCAGTTGGGCTACGACCGCAACCACACCGACCAAACTCTTCTGGATTTTCTTTTACTCTTACTTGCATATTACGCTCCTGATGTGTCGTATGTTTGAGCAAAGATATCTTTCTTTACTGCACCATAGTCACCTGTACCTTCTAATGTTTCTACTGTACCCGAGTCGATGGCTGTTTGATACTTGATAGGACTTGGCTTCTTGTATGTTTCAAATCCGCCATGATCAAACCAAGCATCATTGATACCGTTTTCTAACTCATTGATTTTCATTTTTTTCCCTTTCAGCTTCGTATACACGTTTTCTTAAACTGCTTGAACTAAAACTATGATCACGACCGTTAAAGTATAAATCAATGTTTCGCTTGTGACAAATTTCACGTCCAGTAAACTCTTTACCCTCATACTCAACACCTAAGATGCGAACATTGATTGGTAAAGTAAGCAATAGATCTTCAAGGTCTTTTTCAGTATTGTACACCCAAACTTCGTCTACATAACGACTGCCTTTGAGTTGCATCTGTCGTTCCACAATGCTTTGCACAGGAGCATTTTTGGTAGGTCGATCCAGTGTGGGGTCGTTTTGCAACCCACAAATAAGATAGTCGCATTGTGTCTTTGCTTCTTGCAGCATGGACACATGGCCAGCATGCAGCAAGTCCCACGTTGAACACGTAAATCCCACTTTCATGCTCTCCCCTTGTACTCTGCAGAGTTATACCAGGCCCATGCAGTTTTAACAATATTGTCAATGCCGCTGTGTTCTGGTTCCCAGCCAATGGTCTTTTTGGCTTTGTCGGCATACGCAACCAATGTGGCCGGATCGCCTTCTCGCATTGGACCCTTGTGTACTAAAACTGTACGACCAGTAATGCGTTCAACTGAAGCAATAATTTCAGAGATGCTGGTACCCTTACCTGAACCAAGATTTAACTCAACTGAAGTTCCTTTGTCAACTGCCTCTCCCCACTTGGTTGCAAGAAAGTGTGCTTCGGCAATGTCGGCCACGTGCAGGTAGTCTCGAACGCAGGTACCGTCGTGAGTGGGATACTCAGTTCCGTTTAATGTAAACACACCTTTGTTCACAATGGTTTCCATGATTCGAGCAATAACATGTGTTGCTGATTTTAACTGACCATGTCTAACTTGATCATCTGCGCCACATGCATTAAAGTAACGAAGTGCAACGGTTCTATAGCCATATGCCTTTGCACAATCACGCAGCACTTGTTCAGCCATCAGCTTGCTATGACCGTAAGGACTGATTGGAACAGTTGGACTATTTTCTGTAAGTGTATTAGATCGCGGCTCGCCATACACCGCAGCACTTGATGAATACACCACAGTCTTATGCCAGCCACGTTCAGCCAGCGTGGCCAGCAGTTTAGCAGTGCTGCCCACGTTGTTGGCATAGTAAAGTCCCGGGTCTTTTAAACTGGGCCCCACCAGGCTTGTTCCAGCAATATGAATCAGTGCAACAGGATTTTTATCAATGAACGAATTGATAAAGATTGCATTGTTAAAGTCGCCTTTGATAACTTGATCTAGTGATTCGGCAATCCAAGGCGCTGTGTTGTTGCGATCTACTCCAAGGACTTTATAGCCCAAGTCCTTGAAGCGTAGTGCAGTCTGCCCACCAATGTATCCGTTGCAACCAGTGATAGCAATCCATTTGTCTGCCATTAGTATTTTGCTCCTGCTACATGATCACGATAGCGATTACCTGCACGGTTCCACTGCTCGCCTTTGCCTTCGATGATATCTAATACTCGATCAATGGTACCATCGTTCCAGTCGCTAATCTTACCTTGGTTGACGTGAGGTCCAGATAGTTGAATACGCAATTTGTTTACAGCGTCATCGATAGACCAAGGTACATAAAGCCGGGTATGGTCATTGGCGAATGTCTCAGGAAAGCTACGATAAGCAGGATACAAAACATTACAACCAAGAGCATCGGCTTCGCTAACGGTGTTTGAAACCCAATCCTGTAAAGCACAGTTGAACAAAACACGGCTATCATTGACAAGATTATAGTAATCATTCTTTTGCAAATCCTTGTAAATCTTTAGCTTGCCTTCTGCTTCCATCTTGTAAGCACGTTCAAGATATTTAGGATTATTGCTACGCAATGGTCCACCGCTTAGTACTGCGAACTCAACCGGATTGTTGGGTTGCTCAGCATGCCACTTCTCAATCAAGTCCATGAAAAAGTCTGGCTGCTTCTCTTGATCAAAACGTGCAGCAAACACTACACGATTAGCTCGTTCTGGCCAAGACTTGATATTTTCTGCGCCGCCGATGCGAGCACGTACTTCTTCTTTACCAAATGCTAAACCAGAGATGTTATAGATAGGAGCAGTCCAGTTTGCGATGCGCATGTGGGCTACCATCTCTTCGTTAGTGGCCAACACAGTAGCAAACTCATTTACCATTTGCTCGTATGTACTCATCCACTTGGCCATACCCCATACATGAACAAAGTCATCGGGGTCAATCGCTTGTGCTAAACAACGTACAAAGATTTTAGGGCGCTGTTCTGCAGGAATCTGATCCATGATGTAAGGCAACGATTCGATGCCTGGTTGGAACATGTCTTCGAAGTAAATAACGTCTTGACCAGTAACCTCGCCACTGCGCATCATCTGTACGAGATTCATCATCTGACTCATACCAAAGTAGCTTCGTCCATGTGCGTCTAACACTTGTCCTACTGAGATAGCCTTAGTGTTGTCAATAGTACTGCCTGGCACAATAACATAGTCAATGCCACGCCGTTTAAACACCGCTTCGTTCCAGTCTTGCAACTGTAGAGTGTATCTTCCCTGGTACGGCTCAAGTCCCATATACCACAACTTTCGCATAAATTAGGTCTCCAATGCTAAATAAAATAATACTTATACAAGTATATAGGATATAAAAATAAATGTCAACTAAAAAACTTACTCAGCAACAATTTTTGAACAGATGCATAGAAATTCACGGATCAAATTTTGATTACTCATTGGCATCTTATGTAAATGCTATTACTAAGGTTACTATCAAATGCAATACATGTAATCACATATGGAGTGTCACTCCTAATAATTTTCTTAATAATCATAGTAGATCAGGGTGTCCAAACTGCAAACGTATTAAACAAATTGGGCGAGATACAAAAACAACTAGTAACATATTGGAAGAAATTAAAGCATGCCACGGTGATACATTTTTGTATGACCGGTTGGTTTATGTTAATTGTAATACCAAAGTAACCGTTGGGTGTAAAGTGCATGGATATTTTGACAAGTGGCCTAATGACTTAAAGCACGGGTCAGGATGCCCAAAGTGTTCGGGCAGTTTAGTAACGACAGACGAGTTTATCAATGATATGAAACTTAAACATTCAAACTTTGATTTTTCAAAATTTGTTTACACATCAGCAGCAACTAAGTCTACGGTAATTTGCCAAGAGCACGGAGAATTTTTACAAACTCCGTCGGGGTTAAGAGCAACAAAACCCAACTATGGTTGTGCAAAATGCGGAGTCAAAAATCAATTGTTAACCTCTATTATCAACGGAAATATACGAGATCCCAAAGATATTCCTGAATACGAAAAATATCGTAAACAAGTCTGGAAAATATCAAATCAACAATTTGTCGAACACTATTGCAAGATCAATCCCGAAGACATCAAACGCGGACCTAAATATCACCTAGATCACAAATATTCAATACAACAAGGATGGCAAAACATCGTTTTGCCAGAAATAATCGGAGGTTGGAAAAATCTTCAACTTCTTCCGGCAAAACAAAATCAATCAAAATCTAACAAATGTAGCGTTTTGCTCGAGGAAATACTATAAAATAGTTTTCTCATTATAAAATCCTTTATTAGATATTATAGCAAAGCGCAAACGAAAAAGCAACGGCTTTTTACACCGTTGCTTTGCCATCATGTATTACAGGCGATTAGGCATGCAACATAAGCCATCTGCACTATGGATTGTCTCACGACACCATGCGCTCTTGTAAAGACCAACGTGGATCTTAATAGCCTTGCTAGCGCGGTCACGACCGCTTTGAATATTGACCGTGTAGGTAAAACTACGGTCGCCACTTGCTTCGTGTGTGCGAAGCTCCGGTGTGTCAATGGTGTATGCAAAGATCATACCGCTCTTGCACAAGTCCATCAAGTACTGGTTGTAGAAATCTAGTGGCAAGTGCCCTAGCTCTGCGCTCAACACACCATCATACAACTCACTGATTTTCAGCAAGTCGAACTTGATGTGGTTGATGTTAAGGCCAGACCGCCGAGGTTGGTACTGGCTATTGTTGTTGTAACCACGCTGTTCACGTGGGCCACGGTTGTCGCGATAACCGCGATCGTTATTGAACTTAACGTGATTGTTAAGCGTATTGCTTGAGGCATCCATTTTCGCCATCCTTTGAATTTTGATAAGATTTGATAAATGATAACGATAGAGAAATAGGACTATGCCCAAACTTACTAACGTTAACTCTAATATACTTGTTTTTATGTGGGAGTCAAGCTGTCTACATAAGTTATAACTCCAAAAATGAGATGTGTTGAAAACATTACTCAATGTCCTGCCGTATTAAAAATTCAAAGAATTAGTTAAGGCTTATACTCAATAATACCGTCAGATTCACCATCTTCGGAAACCACTATTTCATAGTGACGTTCTCCGTAAAGCGGCCTAAGATGATTTTCTAAAATATCAGTTGCAATCATCTCACACGACTTGTGATTTTGATTTCCAGACTTGATAAATTCCTGCAGTGCCCATTTAACCAAGAAAAATTCTAATTCGCGATCTAGGTGTTCGACTGAAATTTTTACTTCTACTTTGAACATATGACGATGCTCGTTTTCAAGAAATTTGATACGAGAATCAATTAATCCTGCATTTGGGTAGTAGTGCCATCCTTCAAATTCAGTTCGAACTTTAATAAATGTCATTTTGTTAGGACCACTGTCTTGTGACATAACCATTCCTTAATCAATGTAGTTGTTGGCTTTTAAGTAAACCCACATCTTCCAATCAATAGCTTGAAGATGCTTTAATACTTCATCTAACTTTGTATTAAGTTCTTCGACTGTAACAGCCGGAGCACCTTCTGCTACTGGAGCTTTACTTGGGACTGGTCTTTTAGTTGGCTTATTAAAATTGCCAACTTTGACTTCTTCTTCACTCATTGTGCTTCCTTAGTTTACGGGATTATCGCCTACATAGGCATGCCAGGGTGTAAATGTGTCTCTATTCATAAGGTTATGTAAAGAATGACACCACACACCGGGGTTAGTTGCATTAAAACCTTTGTCATCAATTTTAATTGTTGTATTGTAGTTAAGCAATCTTGTATAGGGTAGTTTGACCGAAATCATTGGAATAACACGATTATCTTCAGAAGCACGGCTTTCTAAGAAGCCTTCAACTTGAGCCGAAGTTAAATCTATGGTCACATAATCAACTGCACTCGATTCAAGTACACCTTCGATCATATCGTCCCAAGATTTCCAAACATCGTGATCATCATTACCTACTTCATGTAAACTCATATTAGCACCAATATAAACGTGCCGTGACTTTGAGTTTAACACATTAGCAATGATTGTGTCAACCGGTTGAATGCCAACTACAAACAAGGTTCGCAGGCCTTTGGCAGGAGAGTTTTCGACTTCTACTCCTGTAAAGAAATCCGGAGCAACACGTTCAATTGTCATTGTCTAGTTCCTGTTCAAGTGCAGTTAAGTTCTCGTCATCTAAACCAGCCATGTCGTCATCATCTGGGACTTCGTCTGCTGTTTCAAAGATGTCATTGCTCTTGGCCTTACGGGCCGCTTCAACACCACCAAAGCTGATTGAGTTCAAGAACGTTGTGTTGTCGGAAATCATTTGACGCTTGTCTGCCATTGGTGTAGCAGGATCAAACAACACTTCAACAAAGTTGTTAAAGTACAAGATGTCATTGGGAAGGAACTCGCTTAGGTTAGGAGCCTTTTTGCCATAACCTGTTGCATCTCGATAATCAACGTTGGGATTACGTGCATACTCGATGTCAGCCAGTCGCAATGTTTCTTGTACAGCTTGAATGTGGTTGTACACGTTATGAGCCATAACAAACAAGTACGAAATAGTGTCCCAACTTGTTTTACCAATCTTGCCATTCTTGTTGGCATCGTTTGGACCAAGATAGCAAATGTCACCTGCAACCAAGCGTTCCATAATAGGACCTTGGTGAGGCATTTCCAATTGCGAACCCTTCATACTCTTGTTGTCAACGCTCTTACTCATTGAGTAAGTCAGCTTGTTGGGAGTAAAGTAGTTGTAATTGTAACTCAATGCATAACCACCTGCTGCCACAAAAGGACTAGCAGCATCAAAGCTGATGTTGATATTAGGGTTGTAATGCTTTTGCAGCTGACGTTTGATAGATGTCAAGTAGCAAGCCCACTTTAGACGACCAATACCCAAGAAGTGAATCCAATCCTTGTCAGCGATCAAATCATCTTCGATCAAGTCCAGCATACGATTCAGTACGCTTGGCATGTGCTTCATGTTGATACCAGCAAACGCCCAACCTTCTAATGTACGATCTTTAGAGTAGCCCATTTCTTCAACAGACTCTGGCTTACTAAAGTGTTTGATTGTGTCGTACCATTGCTTGGAGTTATCTGGTGTGCTACCAGAGATAACATTTAGAAACTTTGTAGCACCTGGTACACGATGCTTCATAAAGTAATGAAGGTTGTGTACTGAAATGTCTAGTGTATCTTCAAACTTGGTTAGACCTGTTTTAGCACTTAGCGGAGGGACGGCAGCAAACGCAGGAACGTCAAGTGTCATTGACCAATCGGAAGTGTGTTCTAAGTAACGTAGAATTTCTTCACGGAACTTGTCACCTTCGGCACCTTTGATGTTCTTCCAATCCATCTTGATAACACCAGTGGCCAATTGGAAACCAGAGCTATCACCTACGATAATTGTTTTGCTACGATCACGTTTGTGAATCATTGGCTCTTTGTCATCACAGCGAGTCAGGTTGCGATCAGCATGTCCTGCTGAGTACAGAGCTACGCCATAGTGATAGTAAGAGTTTTCAGGGTCTAAAAAGTTAGTGCCTTCGATACCTTTTTCAAACTTTGCAGGTACGCGGCCCGGCGGTAGGAAATTGGGATCGGATGCAATCTTACCTAGCGTCTTAGTGTAGAATCCACTAATGGCTGGCAAATATACTGCCCATTTAAATTTTCCATCAGCATCACGAGCACGGTCCGTTAAATCAACAGTTGGACTATTTTTCATTTTTTCTTTTCTCCCATAATTTTTTCCTAGATTCAGACATTTTCTTTTTTGTTTCTTCGGACATTACTCGTCCTTTAAGAGCTGCACTTATTTTGGCTTTTTGCTCGGGAGTGTTTGGTCTACCCTTGTGAGACTCACTCATTTTTTTTCTAGTTTCTTCACTTACTTCAACACCAAGTCTACTACCTACTTGAACACCAGTTAATCCTTTATTCCATGGGATATTACCTTTACCAGCTTTGCTTAGATTTTTCTTATGCTCTTCGGATTTAGGCTTGCCGCTAGCTGCAATACTCATATTTTTCTTGTGCTCTTCAGATTTGGCCGTAGTATTACCAGTTGCGCCTTCGCCGCCATCTGTTCGATTGTGTAGTATCCCAGTTCCTGAATCTTTTCGACCATACCATCGAATCATTCTTCTTTCAAGTGCAAACGCACCAGGTTCAGTTAAATTAGTTTCTAGCATGACTATCCTGGAATGATCCAGCGGTACATGTACATTAAGATGTTTGTTCCATGCACGACAATCTTTGCCTTTACCAATATAGTATGGTGTTAAATCGCTTGCTCGCAAGTAAGCATATACATAAAACATAGTAGTCTCCTATATGTTTACTAATACGATTACTTGCGATATTAGCCTATTACTTGGTTAAATTGCTCGTTTAGTTAAGTCGATACTCATTGCTGTGCAATTACTAGATATTCGTATGCAATAACGCCACTATCAAATTCGATCTTGGCAACTTTTTCCGAGATACTGATAATCGGAGTACCTTGGCTTGCTGTTTTAAGTGCAAGCAACAAACTTTGGATTGGCAATGTTACTGGACGCTTTAGTGTTTGTGTAGTGTCTGCAAACACAAACTTACCACTATGACCGCCACCTGCTGAGCCACCAAACGTAAAGATCAACTTGCCGTTGTCTGTGGTAGCTACCAAGTTAGGATCAATGCTGGCATACAAGCCTGCACGTTGTGCCAACTCGCTGATCTTGTTAGCAGCCGGCTTGACAACAACA